CGGTGCTTGAATCAGCATCGTTCGCCGGTTAAAACCCGTAGGAACACCGACGCCCGTGATGTAGTGCGTGGTGATCTCGTTTCGATACTGGACATAGAAGACGTTCTTGTAATTCGCGATGGATCGAAGTTCTTGAACATCTGTCAGAGCGTCCATCTTGGGTGTAAGCCGGACCAGCATCAACGGATTAGGGTTGTCGCTCGTACGATCCTTGCCCCGATAAGTGGCGAACTTAAATACAAATCCGGAGTCATAGCTCGCCGACTGCAGATATAGCTTGAGTCCTACGCCCTCATCTTGGGCCAACCTTTGAATCCCATCGAATAATGGTCCGTTAGGGATTGAGAATCGCTCAACAGGTCCATTTGTATCGATAGGGCCCAAGGTAAGACCTGGAAAATCATCTGCAGTCCAATCCAGATTGATTGTATTCCAAGGAGCGCCATATGCTGAAGCGGAGATGACCATCTGATTCACAGCTTGGGAAATGAGAGCCCCAGCCGTCAAAACATCAGAAGTCAGCTCCCCATACGCGGCCACACTTGGGTCAGCCCCGGTATAATCTGGATTTGTGTACCAAATCTGTCGTTCGTTTAGGAACTTCAGAACGGAATATCCGGTGACGGTTAGGAGATTGTCCTTAATCTCATGCGTATCAAGGTACATGACCTCTTTACCGCCACGCCTCCAAAGAAACGTGCCCGGCTTGAGCATCTCGATGTTCTTTGGCGTAGGCGCAACGACTAGCTGAACGTCACCAGCTGTGAAATATCTCTCCGTCCAAATGGCAGAGGTGAAGTCGTTGACTCGTTCTTTTGGGAGGAACTTACTCGTAAGGGTGTAAAGTTCCATCTAGAGACCACCGTACCGAACGAGGTAGCCCAAGGTCCATGCGAGACCGCCCCCCGTGGAATATACGGCGAACCGGTTTGCTCCAGGGCTGAACTCCGGCCAGTCAGACTCCTTGGTCATCTTTGCTAAAATATTGACAGCAGCACCAGTAATTATGTTGACGTTGCGCACATATCGTGTGCTTCGCACGGTGTTCAAGTGGAAACGTTGAATTCCGTCGATGACAACTGCTTCCATCTCCAAATATTGCACACCATCTGGGGTGGCGTTAACGAAAGCTAGGGTACCCGTATAGGGTTCCTCGATGATTACCTCGAAGCCCGCAGGGGCAGTCCCTATGTAATCGAGATCCGTAATATTTGGATCTGTCATTGATTCGTATGTGATACCGTTGAAGTCTACTGAAGCAATATCGAGGGTTTCACTCTCGATCAGCGTAGTAGCTTCATCGATGAAATCTGGTTTGTTGCAGATGATCGAAACCTGGATTTCAGGATCTTGAGCGAATATATTGGGCTCAAACGACTCAGAGATACCGTTGATATACACCGGATCCATATCGTCACATAGGAAGCGAAGTCGGACCCACAGACCAGTCATGAAATATCGGTATAGCAAACGCCGAAGTGACGTCATGGACTGATCTTCCCAGTCCGGGTTTAGACCCAAGGTAAGAACGATATTTCGAGTCTCGATCGCGATACCCTGGAACAGTGCGCCTCGACCCGTAGCGTACGGAGTGGACGAAACGGCTCCTTTGACCGGCCCCAAACCCTCTATGCTGCGGACCTGAATTGCAGCAGAACTACCCGGCACGAAACCACCCAGAGGAAGCTCTGGGATATCAGGCTGTGTATTACTAGCTTCCATCTGAGTGATCAAGCTTCATGCCTCCTTTCTTGGGTATTACTCGGCCGGGTCCCGCGGGATGCCAGGGAGGAACAATATCATTCTCTCTTACAGGACCCGGCCAAGCGTTTTATGTTGTTGGAATCCCAAGTGCGCTCTTGAGGAGCGACATCTGGTTGTTCGTCTGTCGATAGATCTCGATATTGGATAGCGGATCCGGCGAGTAGTTATTCTGCTCCAACTTAATGGATGGAGCAGGCGTTGTCTGAGCTTCCAGAGCGGCCTGAGCCGCCTCTTGCAGCGCAGCCATCTGATTCGATACTCGCCCTGCTTGATCCGTGGACGTAGCCGCGGAGAGTGTAGGATCCGGAAGCATTCCGGCCAGTTCCCCGGCCTTCTGCTCCACTTGTGTGAGATCTAGCACCGGAGATATAACTGGATTAGCGTCTATAGTGCCCGCGAGGGCTTCTGACATCGCCGATCTCAGATTTTCTCCGAGCTGTTCTGCTGCTCTGGTAGCAGCAGTGGTCTCCTCCAAACCGCTAGCGAGACCCTTGTTGACGAGCTGACCAATTTCCTCGAACACCCTGGATGGCGACTTGATCTGCAGCTTCTCCTTAAGCGCATTGATCATCTCTTTAGCGAGCTCATGCATGAGCTTCTTGAGACTCTTCTTCTGCGCCCTGAGCCCCTTCACAAGACCATCTGCAGCCTTGATGCCTGCGGCATATAGATTCTCTGCTGCAGCGTCGCCGAGCGTCTTGGCTGCAGTTTGGAGTTCCTTATCCAATGCACCAATCTGCTCAATCGCAGGCTTACCAGCAGCTAGCAACTGATCGGCAAATTTCTGCCCCTCAGTACCTTGCTCGAGGAGCTGCCGATATGTCGTATCGTCGAGTCCAGCAGCACGCAACGCCTGAAGCGTGGCATGATATTTCTGGACAGCGGCAATTCGTTCTTGTAGCTGCTTGTTGTAATCTTCGAGAGACGTGTCTTCGGATATGGTTGGTGTAACCGCGTATTTATCGGTAAACGCCTTTGCCGCTTGATCACGCTCTGCGATGATAGCCTTGAGCGCCTCCTTGGCCGTCTCCAATCGCTCGGATATCTTCTTGTACGAACTGGAAAGACTGAGCAACTGCGCGCGCTCCTCCTTGAGCCCCTGGTTAAGAAAACGACGAGTAGTCGCCATCTTGGCCAGATCGGCAGTGTTCAACGAGATTGCCGCACGAAGGTCGTTGATCGCTTGAGGATCTTGATCCTTCTGCTTCTTGGCAAGCTCCTGTTCCAGAGCCTCCTTATCGGCCTTGACCTGCGCTCTAGTTTCCTTGATTTGGTCGTTCAGGTTACTTCTCAAATCAGAGAACGCGTTCCTAATCTCAGATTCCGAACCGGTAAGCCCCTTGGCAAATCCAGTTGAAATATCTTTACCGATCTGCTTTGTGAGCTCAGATGGATTATTAGGTCCACGAATCTTTTTGAGTTCAGCGACCATACCGTTGACTGTGGCGGTAACTGCATCAACTGGAGCCTTCGCGTTATCTCGAATACCCCAAGCCAAACCTAACGCAGTCCATCGACCAAGACCCCACATCACCTTAGATGGTGAAAGAATGTCCAGAGCCTTCTTGACCGTGCCAGGGATACCAAGCGCAAGCTTATCTGCAGCTTTCCAAACTCTGTGGCCCAATTCCTCAAAACCCTTAACCATACCATCGACGATGGCATCGGCAATACCGAAGCCAGCATCGATCAACTCGTCAGTATTCTGTCGAATTGCTCGTTCGATACCATTTAGGAATTTGATGACGGCCTTGAATCCCGCATCAACCAGATCCGGAATCGCCTCAGCGATGGCACTCAGGAACTTACGAACAACTCGAGTACCTTCCTTAACGATCCTGGGAATAGCATCGCCAATACCAGCGATGAACTTAATAATAATGTTCACACCAGCCTTGAGCACCTTAGGCAACTCATTAGCGATGGCAGTTAGCCATGTACCAATAAGCTTGGCTGCCGAAGCAATTACCTTGGGCACCTGTTGCGTAATGCCTTCAAGGAACTTGACTACTAGCTTTCCAGCTGCGGCAAGAATTTTCGGGGCTTGGTTTGCGATTCCAGTAAGGAAACTAACAACTGCCTTTGCCCCCGCAGCGATAATTTGCGGGAACTTAGTCGACAGCGCCTCAAGGAACCTAGTGATGATCGTAGCTGCTGTCTGAACGATCGGCTCAATGTTATTTGCTATCCCACTAAGCAGATTCTTGATTAAATTGAGTCCGGCGTTGATTATCGGACCAGCGTTCGTATTTATGACATCAATGAACGCCTTGAGCAATGCTGAGACAGCCAAAGCCAACTTCGGTGCCTGATCGACAACGAATTGGATGATCGTACCTAGAACCTTTCCTAGAGCCACCGTAGCCTGTGGGGCGATCTTCGCTATACCCTCAACAATCTCCACTAACCCCTTGATAAAGCTGATGACAATCGTCGGCAATATGGCAATAAACGCCGTAAGCGCTACGAGCAATGTGGTGACGCCCTTGGTGCCAACGTCGCCCAGAAGAGCAAACGCCTTGGCCAAGAGATACGCTGCCGCCGAAATAGAAAGCATACCCAGACCAAGTACAGCTAAAGCGGCGCCAAGTGCTGTCAACGGAACTGCTGCTGCCACACCAACGACAGCAAGTGTACCCAGAGATAGGGCAATGACCGCGAGACCCTTGGCTATGGTCTTCCATTCGAGCGTACCCATGAAGGCCAAGGTCGGGCCAAGAACGGCAAAGGCAGCTGCCGCAGCCAGCAACGCGGCTGACCCCGGAAGGGTCAATGTCATTGCAGTTAGGCCAGCTGCTAGAACCACAAGCACTCCGGCAATTGCGGCAATACCCTTGGCCAACTGTCCCATATCCATCGATCCGAATAGAGCAACAGCGCCTGCGATAGTAGTCAGAGCGACACCTACGACGACCAGCCCAGCTGCCGATAGAGCCATTGTAGGTGGCATGGCAGAAACAGCAAGGGCAAGAACACCCAAAGTCCCTGCAATTCCAAGGATTCCTTGAATGAGCTTCTCTGGTTTCAGGCTTCCAAAAGTGGCGACGGCTGCAGAAAGCAGGGTGAGCCCCGCAGCCACAGCAACCAGGCCAACACCGGTGACAATCATCGTCGGAGGCATGAGAGTCATACCAAGAGCAACGGCCACCAGAGCTCCACCAACACCCACAAGACCCTTAATCAGATCTTCCCATTTGATACTGGAGAACTGTCGTACCGCGACGGCAAGAATATTCAGACCAATGGCTAGAGGAATCATGGCTACAGCTGCCGGGAGGATGCCAGGGCCAATTAGCTTGACACCAAGCCCAACCGCGGCCAAAGCTCCGCCCAGACCAGCAAGCCCCTGAGCAAGCTCTTCCCAATCCATAGTGGAGAATATCTTCACAGCTCCGGCCAAAATAAGCGATGCTGTAGCAACACCAATCAAACCTGCGGCCATAACCGGAAGAAGTAAGATTCCAGCCTTACCTGTGCCTGCGGCCAGGAACTTCAGCGCGCCAACAAGCTGAGCAAGACCAACAGCAGTTGCCGTCATGGCCTTTGCAAGCTTATCTCCGTCGATCGTGGAAAGGACAAATATACCCGCAGCGAGAACCGCAATGGACGCAGCAATAGCTAACAGTGCTTGCGCGTTAAGTTTGTTTTGCATAGCCTGCAAATTGCCGGTGAAAGCTCCCAGCATGTCATTGATATTGCCGAGAACTCCTCCACCAATATCCTTAACTCCTCCGCCGATCGCTTTCTTGATCGTCAGGAAGATTCCGCCAATGAAAGTAGCTTGTAGAGCTGTGAATACACTATCCCAATCGGCATTCTGGATTGCATTCTTGATAAGATTTGCGAAATTTGAGATCTCTTCGGCAATATCAGTGAGAAGCGGCGAAACAGCTGAGCCAATTCTCCCCAACAGATCCAAAAACCCGTCCCAAGCTTCCTTGAGACTATCGAGAATTCCACTGACAGGCTTGAGTGACTTACCCACGTTGTCCATAGAGTCGCCAAACTTGTTGGCGTTGTCCGCCTCAGGCCCACCAAACAAACCGCCAAGAAGATCCGCCAAAGCTCCCAGAAGACTGACTGGAACTTCGAGAACAGCCTTCAAGCCTGCAAAGAATCCGTTGAGTGCTCCACCCTTGCTGATGGCTTCGTCAAGAGACACAACGAAATCGCCGATACTTCCTGTGAAGTTCAGGAAACCGCCGGAGCCCTTTCCAAGCACACCAAAGAGGTCGGCGAAGACCCCTACGACCTGCTTAACAATGGTCCAGCCAATATGGAGAGCAGCGAAGAAGCCTCTAAAGGTCCTTCGAAGACCATCTGCAGTCTCAGGACCGATCTTGAGGCTCTGCATGAAATCGCGGAACTTGACAGTCAGATCAAAGAGAGTCTTACCTGTCTGCGGTGGGAAGATATCCCGGAAGGCATCCTTGATCGGCTTGACCACGCTCATCAGCGCTTCGAAAGCTGTCTTGACCCCTTCAATCAACTCAGCACGACCGCCAAGCTTCTTCCAATCCTCCAACATCTTGTTACGAGCATCGGAGGCCCTATTGATGAACCCGTTGATGAAGTTCGACATTTCTGTGAATGTCTTCTTGGATTCACCGAAATCGCCAAATATGTTCTGAAAAGTCTTAGCCCAACCAGAACCGATCGTCTCCCGAGCAATATCGAAGACTTGCGGAAGCGTCTTGACCTCAGTAGCAGCATTCTTAGCACTCTTGGCGGTTGCCTGAATGGCCTTGATCTGTTCTGCGTTGAATCCCTCTGCAGCCAGCTGGGCATCCGTCAAATCGCCGGTAAACTGGCCCAACGTCTTGGTAAGAACATCGGAGGTAAGCCAAGATTGTTCGCCAGGCCTGGCCATGATCGACTCGCGGAATGACTGTCCGTTGACAGTCGCCTTGCCCGTGGCCTTATCGATCTTGAGAGCGCCCTTCTCAATAGCCCCCATATTATCTGCTGTACGCAGAAGCGCCTTCTGGAACACGGCGCCACCCATACCAGCATTGACCACTGAGTTCCAGTCTTGCAGACCAACCTTACCTGAGGCAATAGCCTGAGACAGCTGATACATGGCTGTGGCAGCTTGCTGCGAGTTTGAGCCAGAGAGGGCCGCCAAGTTGGCAATACCCTTAATCGACTCGACTGATTTCGGAAGATCTACACCGGCAGCCGTGAAGGTACCGATATTCTTGGCCATCTGGCCAAAGTTGTAAATTGTCTGATCGGAATAATCGTTCAGCTGACCAAGATATTTGTTGACGTTCTTCAGACCGGTGACTTGCTGCCCCTCGGTGTTGGCCAGAATCGTCTGGATCGAACCAAGATTGGTCGAATACTCCTCGAGACCTTGCTGAATCGGACCAAAGGAGAACGACTTGGCAAACGCTCCGCCCTTTAGTACTGCCTGAGAGGTAATGTTACCCAATGCAACGGTGGCAGCACCCTGAAGAACACTGAACTTGGCAGTGACACTATCTATCGCATGATGTAACCCACGAAGCTCAACTCTTCCTGCAGCCTTCTCAATATCTGTAAAAGTTGAACCAGCATTAAGCTGATCCATCTTTCCCTGAACCTTGTCAAGCGCCTGAACTGGACCCTCAAGTGTGACCTTGTTACCCGCCTTGTCAATCTCTCCAAGCGCTTCGGCGCCTTCTCCAGAACGACTCAGTCTAGCTTTGAGCTTTTCCAGAGCCGACATGGGACCTTCGAGAGTGACTTTGTTAGCTGCCTTCTCGATATTCTCGAATCCGGAGGTGTTGCCCAGATTCTTGACGGCCGTATCCAGCTTAGACAGCGTGTTCATCGTTATCGACACACGCTGCTCGAAAACCTGATTCTCAAACGCCATTGAGACTACGCGTTCGTCAATACTCGGCATTACTTGGTCACCTCCTTCCACATGTCGGCTGCCATTTGGTCAAATATAGACTGCAGAGCAGGATTGATATAGTCGCGCCCTTGGACATAGCCCCCGGTTCGGGTGGCATGGCCATACTGGAGAAGTATGGCGATCGGGATTCTCCCAGGGTCCTCAACGTGAGAATTGTACCAGTGAATAGCGAAATATCCCGGCTTGCTCACTGTTTCGTAATACCAAGAGCTGGCGGTTTCACCAGACTCTATTGGGGTAGCCGACTTTAGTGCCGCTACACCCAGTGCTCCGTATTTGTCTAAGATTTTAAACTGGTCTCGATTCTTCATACGTTGCAAAAATGCTTGCGCGTTGGCGAAGGACCCGCTTGTCTTAAGCTTGATCATACGTCGACGAGAGCCAACAACTCGATTAATGTTGGCAAGTCTGGATCATCTGATACTGATCCATATAGGCGCTCTTCAACAGCCGCCAGTACAATTGGATCAATTCGACGCGAATCCAGCGAAATATGACTCGTAGGGCGCAATCCCGTTGCCACTGATGGTGTTCCGAAGATCGTCCATTCGAATGCTTCTGCTGCAGCAGTCTGTCCAATGGTGCCCAGTGTTGTATCGGCGAGAACTGCCATGAGGTTGTAAAGAATATGGATCTTGTAGGCATGATCCATCCCGTCGACATCGTTGCCGACACCAGTCCGATATGAAAGATGGAAGAATTCTGAAATAGGTTGATCATGGACGAATACGCCAGACACGTATTCCTTGTTTCCCACAAACTCGTCCATCTCGTCAGGATATGTATACGCAGTCAGCTTTGCCGCATACGATCCCGGGACGTTGTGATCTAGAAATTTGGTGCCATCGATGTAGAATGGCTTCGTCTCTCGGCCGGTGATCTCGTTGACAGAGACCAGACCATTCCAGGGAACGGCTTCTCCTGTTGATAGATATAGAACGCCATGATCGACGCCTGTCTCAAACCTACGTTCACCTATCTGATCCCAGACAAGCGCGGTCATCCAGCCTCCTTTCTATCTACTTCCGTCGCTTTTTCTTAGCCTGTTCCTTCCTATATTCTGCTGCCTTCGAAAGAGCAATTGCTACCGCTTGCTTTTGGGGCTTACCGGCCGCGATTTCTCTACGAATGTTCTCCTCGATGACCTTCTTGGTATGCCCCTTTTTCAGTGGCACAACATCTCCTTAGCCCTTTGTACCTAGTTGCGCCTTTCGCTGAGCGTTGAGTTCCCGGTTACGTCGAGCGACTTCAGCGCGGCTCATCTTCTTTGGCTTAGCTTGCTTGATGTTAGCAATACGGATCAACGTAAACAGCCGGTTCAAATGCCAAGTTTCACAGGCAAATGGGATGTTGAACACCGTCATCCAGTAGTAGATGAGTTCTGCCGTGATTACTTCATGCGTTTTTGGCGTACCTGGCTGATCTGAAAACCAAGTAGCAGTCATCTTGCGGTTGATGTATGCGTTGACCGCTTCTAGATTCTCATTTGAAAGTTGTTCCAGAAAATCCTCCGGGGGGTTTTCGCTCACAACCATATAGCGAATGTATGCCAGAGTCTCATCCGCCGTTTTCTCAGATTTACCCAAAAAGGGCTTTTCAAATTCTGACTCCCATTTTGAAACGGAAACCAGAGAATGCTCCAGCTGGAGCTCAAACCCACCCTGAGTACCGAATGTTTCGGACTCTTCGTCATAGACATCGGTGGCTCCAACTGTTAGTGTGAGCACTCTCTGGCCTCCTTTCATTCTGTCTGCATGTTGGTAGTCCGGTTATGTCCCTCCCACAGCTAACAAAGGCCCCGGAGAGTTGAAAAGGCCTCGCCAACTGCTCCCCGCGACCTTCACCTGGGAGTCACGACCCCATGCAGTTTTACTCGACTAGTAGTCGAACGTCCACTCGTCGTTGCCCTCGAGGTTGTAGCCCGCGTCGGCATGGGCCTGGACCTCGGAGGTCTCGCCGACTGACATCGCGGGCTGAGCGCCCGTGGCAACCTCGACACCGTTGATCGTCCACGTAACACCGGTAACCACCGGAATCGTGACGACATGGGTACCTGCGTTGTACGTCGGCTGATTTGCGGCGGTACCGAGATCGACCGTGGTCAGACCGGTGGTGAAGAGATCGACGATCGCATCCGGAGCGGGCAGACTGGGGTCATCGCTGACCGTACCGAACAGGATGTCCTCCAGGGCAGCCAGATCCGTCGGATCGACCTTGGTGGAATCGACCACGATCAGTGATGTCGGCTTTCCATCCGTGTAGCCAGCCGGTGTGGTCGTGAACTCCCACGAAAACGCGATCGCCTCGGGAGAATCGTTGACCGTGCTGTACGCCTTCTCCGAAGGCGAAGCCAGGCAGCCATAGAGCAGATGCAGCTTGTAACCGTGCTCCTGGCCATCGACGTCGTTGCCGACGAGAGTGCGGTAGACGAGACCGAAGGGACGACGTCCCTGCTGACCCATCTGCACGCCCGGAGCGGGTTCGTCCGTTCCGTCGTTCTGGCCGAACTCATCCGGATACGTGAAGGCCTCGATGGTCCCGCCGAACTCCTCGACGGAAATGAGGTTCACGTACACGATGTTGTCCGCGTACTGCTTGTTGGACTCTGCGCCAGACGGAGACTCAGTGACGGTCGTGAGACCGTTCCAAGCCACTCCGTCGACGTATTCGCCAGCCTCGTTGAGCTGGTAGAGGACGCCGTGGTCGACACCTGTCTCGTACAGGCGCTCTCCCACACCATCCCACGTTAGGGCAGTCATTACTTAAGGGCTCCTTTTCAGAAGTAAACGCTGAAAACGTAGTGGTTGAGATCGTCTGCTGGGAAAAAACGCTCGAAATTCGAGTATTTCAGCAATTCGACCTGATCCTTGAGCTCGGTGTCGGGATTTCGGTCAATGACCGTGACCTGATACCGATTGGCGTGACGATACAGCTCGTTGTCCGCATGGTCCTTCGATGTTCCGTCCCGCTCATACCTAATACACGGGTACTCCATTCGGAAAGTCGAAGGAGGCTGAAAATAAACGTTCTCCGTAATACCCTCGAGGAGGGTTTGGAATTCAAGCCGGGAGCGGGCCATTGTACACCTCCCCTAGCTGAAGAAGTAGACGGGGGGCCTGGACTTCGACACCTGTCACAGTCCAAAGCACCCCCGCCCATTCAACGTATTTAATGGCGAAGAAATGCTCACTTACGTAAGCATCGGCCACGATGCTGATCGTGTTGCTGACAGTGACATCCTTGTTCAGGCTGTCACCTTGTTGGAGATTTCTCCTATTTTGAATTACATCGCCATAGTAGAGATGCTCCACAATGACGTCAGCATGCACGCCCGGTGCGGTCTCGACAGATTCGCCGAACCCGACCTTTCCGTGGAACCTCGCCATTAGATCAGCTCAGCGAACTACGCGCCCGCCGTGCCGCGGAAGGTCCACTCGTCCTCGACGTTGTTGTCGAAGAAGTAGCCCGAGTTGGCGACTGCGTAGATGGTGAGGTCCACGCCCTCGTCGACGGAGTACGGCGAGCCCGCGTTGGTCACGGCGGCGTTGGTGTCGCTGCGACGGTACGTGACGCCAGTCGTGTCGGTGATCGTGATCTCCGAGGTCTCCGCATCGAACGTCGGCTCGGCCGGGGTGACCTTGGTCGCACCCTCGGCGGCCTGCTTGATGACCAGTGCCGATCGGATCTTGGTGAGAGCTCCGGAAGCGCGCGTCTCGGTCAAGTACTTGTACTGGTTGTAATCGATGTCGAAGTCGTCGAAGAACGACACCTCGCCACCACGGTCCGCACCGACCGTGTAGTCTCGGAGATTGACGATAATGCCGACCAGGTCGGGCTCGTCCTCCATGGGGTCAACGGTCACGATGGCACTGACACCGATCTCGGCCGCCAAGTCGCTCGCCGTGCGGTACAGGCGACGGTTGTCGCCATCTCGGGCCAGCAACATCTGCGTCATGACGTACTGCGTCGTGTAGAACGTCGGCGAACCGGAGCCCTTGTAGAAGCGCATGGACTCGAGGATCTTGTCCGTGAGGTCCGTGTCCTTCAGGTCCCCGCTGACGTCGATCGTGATCGTCGCCGCGTAGAGGTCGTCGTCGTTGAGGATGGAGCGGATGCCCGCGCCGTCCGTCGCCCCAGCGGGGTCGCGGACCTTGTCCTCGTCGTCGACGTCACGGCCGTCCCCGATCAGGATGGCACGCGCAACCTCCTCGTCCAGCATGAGACGCATCTCGGCCTTAAGCCACAGCACGACATCGAAGTCCGTGATGTCGATGATGTCGTCACGGTCGAGCTTCTGCTTCTTGTAGACCGTGCTCGGGGTGGTGATGCGTCGCATCAACCCGAAGAACTCTTCCTTCTTCAGGTTTCCCTTGACGTAGCCCTTTGCCCGCGCCTCGGCGTGGGTAATGTCGGCTGTCAGGGACTTGATCCTCGAGAAGGGGCTCTTACGCACCGCCCCGAGGACCCCGGCGACCCACTCGGTCCGACGGCTGTCGAACTCCGGGGTCTCGGTGATGGCCCGCGCATCCGGGAACAGCAGATCGATGTCCTCGATCCCGTGCTTGAAGGCGTAGTCCTGGAACGCCTCCTTCAGCGAGCCGCGCTTGACCGCGTCGGCAGCGATGCCCTGCATCGCGTCGTGCGAAAGCGTCATACGGGGCTTGCCCTTGGTGGCCTCCCCGCCCGTGGCGCTCTCGAAGACGTTTCGTCCGCTCATCTCGTTTTCGTCCTTGTCCTCGTGGGTGATGCCCTCCTCGTCGGAGGAACCGGTCTCTTCGTCGGTGCTGCTGTCTTTGCTCTCGACGCTCTGAAGTGCCGCACCCACCATGTAGTGGACGACTTCCTGCTGCTCCTCAGACATCGAATCGAAGACGTCCTGGACAGAGCGAGACTCGTCGTCATTCGACGTGCCTTCATCCGTCTCAGTCGTCTCGGTCTCGGCAGCGTCGCCTTCGGCGTGCTCGAGTTCGAGACCGGTGTAGATGATCGCCTCGTCGGCGACCGTCGTGACTTCTCCGTCGGAATGCGCGATCTCGATATTGTCGATGAAGGCGCCAGGGTTGGCACCCGCCAGCACAAGCGAGACCTCCCGGATCATGCCGTGTGAGACCTGCTTGGCCTTCTCGACCAGCGCATTGGCGAAAATGGAAAGCGACGAGACATCCTCGTGCTCTACTAGGGTCTTTGCGTTCTTCCCCTGGGTCGTCTGGTTGAAGTACCCATAGCAGTAAGGCCCCTGGGCCTTGTGCTCGAGAACCACGTGACCCAGGACGTTCTCGGGCGAATCGTGCCCGTGCTGCCACACCAGCGGCAGCTGATCGCCATCCTGGTGCTGGAAAGCACCGTTCAGGATCGTCCTTCCGTCTGTGCACTTGAGGCCGTACTTAGAGGCCCAACCACTGAAGTCAGGCTTCTTAGCCGCAATGGCCGAATGCATCAGGCTGTTCTCCGGCGAAGAGTCACCGAAGTCCAGTCGGCGGGACTTTGCTCCCATTTTGACTGTTCCTTTCGTCTTTTGATCTCCGGCGCTCTTAGAGCGCAGCTAGCTTTTGTTTGGCGACTGCAATCTGCCCCTTAACCTTGGTGGCAAGAGCTTTGAGATCAGAGATCGAACGTTTCTTCGATTCCGACTTCTTACTAGAGGAAGAACTGCTTCCGCCAGACTTTGAGCTGGCTGCTTTCGCCTTGTTCTTCAGCTTTTGCTGATTCTTGTCGCGATACTTCTTAGCTTCTCGAGCTTCCTCTGCTTTTTCGGCAGCGGTTTTCGGCTTATCACGCTCTTTAGCCGCACGCTCCTTCTTAGCCTTCGCCTTTCGATTCTCTTGGCGTGCCTCCCGTTCCTTCTCTCGGATCCGCTCTTCAAGCTCCTTAAGCTTGCCTTCTAGGAGTTTGATACGCTGCGCCAATTCTCGACGTTGCCTAGGCTTGGCTTCCTCTTGTCGTCGTGCATTGGATCGAGCAAACCCAACCGGCTGTTGACCAGGACGAGTAACCGCTCCGACCTTTCGTTGTCCTCGCTTTCGACCCTTTAACTTCTTGGTCCTCTCATAGTACTCATGAGCCTTGACCGGGTCGTAACGATGCATCAGCTGATCCAGCTCGAGATCATTGGGTGGTCGTAGCATTACCCACCCGCCAATGCTTCGTCGATTTCAGCAGCTGAAGTGGCCAATCCTTCAGTCAACTGAACGACTTCCGGATCTTCTACATCTTCGATTACTTCCTCAGCTGTTGAATCGATCGTAACTCCTGTGTCGGGTACTGGCATGTTGGAGTTGATCAACGCATCAGCCTTAGCTTCGGGTCGAGGCTTCATTCCGATAGCCTGTCGAATCTCGTTAGACGATACAATCTCATTACGAGAGAACTTGTCGGCGATGTCAGCAATCCCGCCTTCGCCACCGATCGGCACGAACTTGAACGGATCTCGGAAATACATGATCGACTGACCCTGAGTTCGAGCTGTCTTTGTGAGAAAGACTCGAATCATGGCTTCAACGATCGCATCCAGCATAGGCTCGATTGTCCGAGCGTAGTAATTCAGCATGACCTTTTCATCAGCCGTGCCGTTCATGACCTCAGGAGTAAGACCCAACTCGCTGTAAAGCTGCGTCTTGAGTGATTCGATCTGAGGCAAAAGATTGTTTTCCACAGCACGATTAAGCTGAACAACCTTCTCAGTACCGTCTGTGTAAGCGATTCCGTACTGGCTTCCCTTGAGCTGGAACTCAATATCCTTTCGTCGCTGCTCGGCCTGCTGTCGACGTGCTTCCGACTTAATTACATACGGAAGCTGGATTATCATGTCCAACTTACCCGAAGATGACTCCTGATCCACAACATCCAATAGATTGAGTTTCGTGATCAGACGCTGAAGCGTCGAATTCGGCTCGTTCATCACGGAATATAGTGGATTCTCGATAATTGCTACGACCTTCTTGGACAGCGTAATCTCTTGACGAGATCCTCCGCCAATAATGTTCGGATCGTCGTTATATACCGAAACACGAACATGTCTTGGGAACCAGCCCACGACTCGACCAACTCGCATGGTTTTGATGTCGTACCCGCCCGATTCCTCAGGAGATATCGTCGTATCCACAGGAACGATAGCTACAACACCTTCGTCCATCATGGTCATTGCGATGTCTTGCCGGAACGCCCGAGCAGCCTGATCAACATTGGCCTCAACCGTCAGGCAGTTGTCTAGACCACTATCAATGTCTTCCAAATATCGATTCTGCTCATCCTTTCGAACATGGCGCATAGGTACACCAGCCACATCGATGCCGATACGAGTGTAGATCGAGGCGATGATCGACCGCTCATTCGAGATTCGGGGTCGGTTACGATCGGGTCGAACGCCAAAATATGACCCGCCCATGCCCGCCATCTCGAACGGACGATTGTTTGCGCTTTCACTATCTGTGAACGCATTCCAAGCGTGTTTCAGGCGATCTGTAATTGCCATACATCACCTCCTCTCTAGTTCTCATCGTATCGATACTCCATGTTCTTCTTTTCGAACACTTCAGCGCGTGACCTTAACGCCATAGTGTTCTAACGCCTCCTTAGGCGATGCAAAAGACTGTTTAAGAATATTGCCCTTAACCGCGCCATGCTCAGCCAGCGATTCTGGAGGATCCTCATCCAGCTGAGAGTAGTACCTCCGTAGAGCAGCTGCTGCTTTCTCTCTTTGTTCCTTAGACACATTCTTAAGCCCGCCTCGAGCTCCTGCTAGAGCTGCTGCGGCAGCATGTACACCGTTGCGATTCAGAACCCCATCAGGCGTCTTGACCGGTAACTTACACTCGCTCTTGGACGTGACCTCTCCATCATGAATATGGATCAAACACGCAGCATGCCATTGCTCAAGAGTGTAATCCGACTTGGAATACGCGCTCCAAGGTGTCTCCGAAATATGAGCAAGCGCCTCTCCAGGAGACGCGAAGGGTTTTTCCCTCATTCAAACGCCTCCTATTTATGGTGTCAAGTTGATCAACTCTGCAGAGACAAGGCTAACCGTCCATGAAGACGGATTCGGTGCGTTAACCGAAAGATCAATCTTCAGATTAGATCCGGTAATATCAAACGAAGCTCCTGTATTCAATACAATGGTATTGATCGCTGTAACATTCAAACCCGTAGTAGCCAACCGATGAATCAGTCGACCTATAGCCTGAATCACCGCCGAAGCCCCAGCAGCACGGAATACACAATCTACCTCAAATATACCCTCATCGACTACCGCAGTCTGCGCAGCAAATGTCAACGTGGCCCGAGCGGTATCAGCCGTTGATGCCGCTGTTCCGACTCGAACAGATATAACCGGCGCGCCAGTTCCGGCTGCAGTCTTAACAACGTTGAACTTGCATCGGTAGATCGTTCCAGCTTTTATCTTACCTTGTGGAATCGCAATGCTAGACCCCGCCAAATATGTATCGCCGCTGATTCCAGATTGCGCCGATGTCGATGCGTTGTAACTTGTATCCCTGGTTTGCAACGCTTTAATATCCGCACCAATAGCTGTGATTAGCTCACTGATGCGAGTGGCCAGCGAGGCCATGATTACGCCTTAGCGGTTGCGTAGAGCGCTGCAAGATCGGTATCAGGGTTACCAAGCTCGACTTGGCTGTAAACCGAAAGCGTCCCACGAGTAGTCGCTGCGTCAGCATCGTCGAGCAACGTTCGGGCAAACGCCGACACGTCACCCAACGTCCAGGTACCTGCTCCCGTAGCATACGGGAACTTGTCTGCAGCCGATACTAGCGCTGCAATGGCTGTCAAATCTGTGTCAAGCGGCTGCTTTCCAGCCAGAGAGGTAGTAACTGACGAAGCGAAGTTGGCATCGTCGCCCAAAGCGGCAGCCAACTCGTCCAAAGTGTCCAATGCGGCAGGAACTCCGACACCTAGAATTGCGTCTCTTACGGCATCAGTCTCCTGCTTAACACCCGCAGGCGTAACTGCACGATCAGAATCCGTGCCTGTACTTACCTCAGCCAATGTAGCAATCTCGATGAGCCCCTTGACCGTAGTACTGGCATCCGGAGGAGCACTGGACTGCGCATCAACCTCGTTAATGGCCGCCACAACGCTAGTCTTGTCCGTGGTTGTAAGACCAGTAAGATCTCCAGAAGCAGATCCGGTAAGCCAGGTTCGAAGCTGCTTGTAATCAGTGCCGACCGCAGTGATCAGGTCACTTAGACGGGTTTGGAGCGACATGATCAAACCTTCGCATTCTCATAAAGGAGGACAAGAGACGGCCCGTCATCGTAGATAGGATGTGGAGTTTCCGAATTCACATGCTCAGAGAGATCCTCCGGGATGGGAATATCGGGATCTTCTTCATCGTTACCACATAGGTCAATTGGATCACCTAATGTAGTAAACAATCTAAGCTTTACTTCCTCACGTAGCCCGACTTGACATTGCTTGAAAATGTGTGCTCTGTAAGTATTGTTCATTCGAATGCCTCTGTGTTTGCCTTGAACGCGATGTAAGCATCCATCATGGCCGCCACGTTGTCGATTTTCTCCTCTTGGCGCTTCTTAAGCAGCTTGCGATTACCATTTGTATCTTCCAGAGTAATAGCATTACCCATGGCGAATGACATCAGAGACTGGTCAAATATGAGAAAACGATCTTCTGAAAGCTTTTTCAACTCTCCTAACGGCACGGACTCAGTCTTCGCACCCTGAATCACCTTCTCAATACCGAATGGGCCATTTTCAGCTTCCCATCGAGTAACGAACTCTTTAGCATTGTACGGGTCGTAACCAAAGCATCGAACGTCGTACTCTGCTTTGATGATAAACGCATCCATGTCATCATAGATCTGTTCCCATTCGAGAACGGTTCCCGGCATTACATGAAGACTTCCCTCTTGGATGAACTCTTCATACTTCTGGCGCATGGCAGGCTGCAACATCATGAGCGTCCGCTCGGTGATGTAGCTGCGAGTTTTTACACCAAATCGGCTTCCGCCTAGCGGGAACAAGAAAGTAAACGCCCAGAAGTCGTCACCCTGTGAAGCATCCATACCCAGAGAACACGGAAGCTGCCAGAACTCACGAACACGATGCGGAAGAGTCTCTTCATACGTGAAGAAGTATGTGTAACCCTCCATCGGGATACCAAAACGCTTGGCAAGAATATCGTTACGAGCAGCTGGAGCTTTTTCAGCTCTTTCGACATCGAGCTGATAAGTCTCGTATGTAACTGTTTGCCCAAGATTAGGATTCGCCTTCAACCACGTAGACGGATCGCCAACTTCCTCCAATTCGTCCAGTTTGTAGTGCCAGATTGAAACGTGAGGAGCTGCATACTCACCCTTGAGGATGTCAGCAAGTTCCATTTTGATTGTGTCACCGGAACCATTTCGAACAGTGCCCTCAGAAGAGATAGCAATGATCAAATAGTCATCAAGCTTAGAAGCACCCTGCTCAACTGCGCCAATTACATCCTCTCGAAGGTCACCAGAAAGCCACTCATCGATTGAAGCGATCTTGGTTCGAAGACCCTGAAGCTTATTAATGGTCATTGGACGGACTTCAAGCAGTGATCCAGTAAGGAAGTTCTCGACTCCCTTCTTAGTTGCTGCCAACTTCTGCCGAAGCATCCGATCTCCGGTAGTATTCTGCAGAGATCCCTCGGTAAGGAACTTGAACAACGGACCTCTAGCTCTGGTGATGGCAGTACGGAAGGGGGACATGACCTCTTCTGCCTGCTTCATGGTCGGGGCCGCTGTGATCTGATGAGTAGTCGCCGTATCGACGGTTAGGAAGTATGCCTGGATTAATGCAGCGAACATCGATTTGGCCGCACCTCGGGCTACGATAAGGTAGAACTTCTTGATCAACCGGATTTTGATCGTCCTAGTCTCGTAATGACCCCCGTGATTACCATCAGAGGGGACGTAAATCGACCGGTCAACGAAGTAATACCAGCCGAAGATCTGTTCGGCCCATAGCTTGAATGTGAATAGGAGGTGGAGATCGTTTCCATCTGTAAGGGTCATCTCGCCCTCGCAAAAGCGGAGAAAGCCCTCCACTGCCTGATCGTCGTAATAGATGTTGGGGTTTGCGATGAGCGAATCGATCCGGTTCATCTCTAGTGAGATTTCCCGGTTGACCGGAATGTCGCCCCGCATCACCGCATCGCGGAACTGCCCGTAATACACCGGGACTGCTTTGTTGGACAGTGCCACGTACCCCTCCTTTCTTATGCTGCCTGGCGACGCCGCAAGTCTCTGATCTGCTCGTTGATAAGACTTTGAGTCTGTTGCTTGCCCTGTTCTCTCAACAGGTTAGTTACAAACTTACGTCCACCAGACGTAGACAGCTGCTTGACTTGTTGCTCTAGTTGCAGCCGATTAGCAACTTCACGAAGCTCTTTATTAGAGAGAGCAGCAGCACCACTCTTTTGCAATTTAACTTGAGCCTTAGCTACGTTAAGCGCGTCTTCCGTAGCCGGATGATTTTCTCCACCTTCAACATCGATTTTAGTCTTACGCTTCGACCCAGGAGGAACAACAGACTTAGCGGTAGGCTCTACTGTAGCCGTTTTCTCAGCCAATTTCTCTTGTCTTGACCTAGCTTTGGCTTCAAGCTTAAGCGCTCCGCTTCGCTCTTGAGCAGCGAGTCGCTCAAGGATTCCACGAGTAGCCCCTTCGCCTCTACGAGCAGCAGCTTCTTCCAGAGTCTTAGCGTCATTCCTTCGCTTCTGAGCCACAGCAAGCTGACGCTCCGACCTACGCTGTCCCCAACGCATACCCTTCACGCCATAGTGTTCGAGCTCGGCTTCGATCTCCTTAAGGCCGAGAGCAATACGAGCCTGATTCCGACTTACCAGATCGCTCATAGCTACGTCCATTGGCGCAACCTCAGCTAGCTCCATCTCTTCCCACTGATCCTTCAACAGAAACTCGGAGCCCTCGTAATCTCCCACCCACACAGCGATCTTGTGGAAGCAGACGTCGTAGAATCCGGGATACTGATCTCCCTTCTCAGGCTTGGCTGGCGACGTCGGATAGCCGAGAGTCAGATGAGGGATCCAGGACTGCCCAGGAGAACCAACCGCAGGCGGCGTTTCGAATTGTGTTGTAGAATCGTACGCTTTCCTGATGTTGCTGTCCTGAAGAAGCGCCGTTCGGAAGTCTCGAATCGCCTTGAAGTCGTAACGTCCCTTCTTGAAAAAGAGAACGTCCGCTTTGTCGGCGCCAAGCTCACCGCGACGGTCCACCGGAAGATAGAACCGCCGCAGCGTCTGCTCGGCCGCATGCTCCACGAACTGGACGATCTGATCGAGATTTGAAACCTCGTCCACATCACCCAGGAAGAGGACGGTGAGATGAGGAATCTTTTCGCTCGAGACCTTCCATACACGATCGTTCTCATCGGGGATAGCCACTACGACAAGATTACTACCCATTTTGAAGCTTCACCTCCTTTTCAATTGCTGACGAATAGCTTCGAACATTAGCCAATCACATTAAAGTTCGTGAACGGCTCCACACCATCAAGTACGCCAGCAAATGTTGCCACCGCTGCGTTCCAAGTAGACCCAGCAGCCCATGTTCCTGCTGCAGTAACAGCAGTACCTGAGCCAATAGACGAACTTGCTCGGGTAAGCACCGTAGCTCGGGAGTTACCACTAATGTCATTCATCTCAGTCATTGCTGGAGACGAACCAGTTGTGTTTGAATTCGATGTCGCCGAACTAGCATTCGCAACGGCAACCGATTGCTCATCAGACAAGACCGTCGCGCCACTCGCTCCTGTGGACCACGCTGTTCCAGATCCTCCACCAGCGCTAGCAACCGCATCTACTAAAGCACGCCCAGTCATATAGCCAATAACCGCTTGTGCTGTCTTAGATGATCCGCTGGCATACGTAATTGTAATAATCTTCCCAGAAGCCAACCCAGCTCGCATATAACGAGCGAAAATTGAAGCATTAACGGAATTTGCTGATGTCTGATTGGCGACTCTATGCCATAGATTACCGTCGTTATCTTTAACGGAAAGAACACCCGCGCCAACAACCGAACTACCAACAACAAGAAATGCTGTAGCTCCAGATGGAATAGCTCCAGTGGTTGTAATTGTCGAGGTCAATCCTTGTCCACCCTGGCCAAATGTGGTAACGGCGGTAGGCGTACCGACTGTTTCTCTGGTAATACCTGTCGATGCGTCACGTAAAGTCACACAAACAGCAAGCCAGTTTGTCGCAGACGTAGACCAAACTCCGGAACCACTTGGCGTACCAATAGAACTAATCAATTCGTATTGGGCTACAAAAGCAGCACCGGTAGTTGAATTGTCATACAGTTCAATCTGAGAACCATCAGGAGTTGAAGAAACAGGTGATGTATTAGTTGCCGCCATTGTGAATACTAACTCATTGGCATGGCTAGTAGTCCCAGTAGCGCCCGATGACCAAGCAGTTGTAGCAGCGCCTGTTGCTAGTGCTCTTTGATCAATTACAACAGCTGTCGAAGTTTTATATGCTGCTGCATACTTTGGATCCGTATTAGCAGTTACAGTGAAAGTCACTGTAATTGTCGATCCTACAGGTAATGCTGTTTTAGCAGTAGCAACAGCAATTCCGCCCGCTAGACCCGTTGTGGTTGTGCCTTCTATCTCATAAATATTTCCGCCAGAATCTTGAACATGAGCCAAATCACAACCATTAGTTTTTCTCATGGCCGCAACGATAATCGATTCACCAGCTGCTACAGCATCAGTGGTTGTAATAATCACTGATGCTGAGTTAACTGTTGAAAGAACATCGCCAATGGTAGTGGGTGTCGGAGGCGCAGGCATTAGATCGTATACTCCACCACAAATGCGACAGTCAGGTTCGCCGGAGAAGATGCACCAGAAGCGGTTGTAAAATCGAGCACATCACCATCAGATAGCGAGGTGTTCAATGTTGCACTCGTTTCCCAAGCTGCATCCGAATCGGTGGAGAACGAAGAGCCTGCATTAGAACCATTGATACGCGGTTGAATGGTGATAGAGCCGGTAACAATATTCGCTTCCACAACAATTAGACGAGCTGTCTGTCCCGTCGCCAACCTAATACGAACATCAGGAACTGTGATTCCATCAGCCACAGTGCCCATGACTGTGAAATTAAACGTGTGGTAATAGACGTTTGATGCAGCAGGACCTTGCGGCCCAGTAATATTGGTTCGAAGTGTATAAGTAGAAGAACCAGTCTTCTCATACACATCGCCATTAGCGGTGTCAAGATACCAATCGCCAATCACCCCCAGAGCTCCCGAAGGAGCTCCGGAACCCGAACGCCAAACTGATCCATCAACACCATCCGCACCGGCTGCGCCAGGCGATCCATCGGCTCCGTCAGCGCCATCGGCACCAGCCGCACCCGTAGGACCAGTAAGGTTGTCACGCAGAGTATACGTAGAAGAGCCAGTCTTCTCGTAAACATCTCCGTTAGCGTCGTTCAGATACCAGTCTCCAATTACACCTAACGCACCAGAAGGTGCACCAGTACCAGATCGCCAAACCGACCCGTCAGTTCCATCTGCACCAGCTGGGCCAGTAAGGTTATCACGCAGAGTGTAAGTAGAAGAACCAGTCTTCTCATACACATCGCCATTAGCGGTGTCAAGATACCAATCACCAATTACTCCTAGAGCTCCCGAAGGAGCTCCGGAACCCGAACGCCAAACTGATCCATCCGCGCCATCGGCACCAATAGTACCATCAGCACCAGCGGGCCCCATAATGTTGTCACGAAGCGTGTAAGTGGACGATCCGGTCTTTTCATATACATCGCCATTAGCATCATCCAGATACCAGTCGCCGATATTACCGAGAGCACCCGAAGGAGCTCCTGTACCAGAACGCCAAACAGCGGCGCTTCCACCTTCACCAGGATCACCCTGAATACCCTGAATACCCTGTGGACCTGTCAAATTATCTCGAAGCGTCCACGAAGAAGCACCAGTTTTCTCATAGACATTGCCATTGGAATCATCCAGATACCAATCGCCGACATCATGGATAGCCCCAGAAGGAGCGCCTGTTCCAGAATGCCATGTCGAACCATCTTCGCCCGCAGGACCTTGGATACCGCCCAACGACTCGAGCCAGTCTTCCTCAGTTCCCACAAACCCATTCGCGACAGCAACCTCATAGGCCGAATCGCCCTCAGCACCAGTCGGCCCGGCAGGTCCGGTAGCCCCAGTGGCACCAGTTGCTCCGGTAGCCCCAGTAGCACCAGTTACTCCCGTAGAACCAGTGTCACCCTTAGGCCCGCGAGATGCAACGTAGACCTTATGATGGTCGATCTTCGTCGTAGCCGAAGGCAGATTGAAATATAGACCAGCCGCCAAATCGTTGCGCATAGCGCCAAACGTGGCGTTCGAACTGAGAACCGTTCCCTGTTCTGAGGTAACCGAGATTGGATCCGGAGGAGTATCGACGTTGGGGTCAGAAGAAAATAGTGCAGCATGCGCATAGCCATCTGGCGTTAGCCAAGCTCTCAGCCAACGAGTAGCTCCGACAGCCGTCGCCGCAACATTGATTCGACCAACAAGTGCGGGCGAAGCGCCGCCAATTTTCCTGTACACACCAAGACGGTTGGCAATATACTCATGCCTGACGAAGACGTAGTTGTTATCGTCAAGATATCGAAGCATGACGCCAACGCCATTAGGAGTGGTGCCACCCGAACCGATTACATACTTGATTTCATGCATGATGACGCCGTACGGGAACTTGAGCACTGTTGACATAACAGTGTCCACATTGAACGGCGTAACCGCGTTGAACAATCCACCAGACACAGCACCCCGTGAGGGCTGTGAATAGTTGGAAAGATCCACGTCGAACGTTTCGAAGAACAACACAGCACCAGGAGAGGGTAGGCCCATAGGGCCGGTCTCACCCTGAGGTCCTTCGGGACCTTCGGGGCCTTCGGGACCAGCAGGACCAGTTTCGCCTTGCTCACCCTGAATCCCCTGAATACCTTGAGGACCCGCAGGACCGGTTGCCCCCTGCTCACCTTGCGGGCCTTCGGGACCCATAACGCCTTCAATAGCAATCGGATCCCAATACGTGTTCGTCGTATCGGTGTCGGGGTTTACTCCAGTATTCTCTTGAACTGCAATATACGTATCAAAAGAAATTGGACTGCGAACAACATCAAGAGGATTGTATGTATCGGTATTGTTCCATTCACCTTGGTAAATGAAGGAAGTGCCGTCAGCACCCTGAGGCCCCTGCCCGCCTTGCGGTCCTTCAACACCCTGCGGCCCTGCGGGGCCAGTTGCGCCCTGCGGACCTGTGGCACCGTCTTCGCCATCAGCTCCTGCTGAACCCGGTTCACCAGCTGGACCTGCCGGACCAGGTGCGCCATCTGCGCCATCGGCGCCTGCAGGGCCTTCGGGACCTGCCGGGCCTTCGGGACCTGCCGGGCCTTCGGGACCTGCCGGGCCTGCTGGCCCAACCGATCCTGCTTCGACAAAATAATCCAGCTCATTCCAAGCGGTGATTCCATCGCCGACCTTCAGATTCCCGGTATCGATCTCCAATCCAGGCTCGCCATCAGAAAGGACAGGATTTGCCGCAGTCCAATCTGCGGCGAAATCTCGTCGAAGCTTGAAAACGATTCGACTCATGGTGAATCCTCCGCGTCGCCGCCGTCGAGGACGACCAATTCGTCTTCATCTACGACATCAGCCGGATCAGGATCGACCCACGCGACTGCTTCGCGGTTCGTGTTGAGTCGCCACTCAGCTTCCTCACGCTGCTTGTTGATTGCCTCGATAAGGAATTGCTGAGTAGGAGGATCAAATCCCAGCCGTGTCCGAGTCCAGACGACGATTTTGATATGCCCAAGCTGCACGGGGTCCTCATCAAGAAAATCCTGCCACACCGTTTCTTCGTCTTCGATAGCGAAGCCACTATCAGGACCCACACCCAGATCGTGGATGGTGGAGAACGCCGAGTTAATAAGGGTGAGGATGTCAAGATCGAATGCTGTGTTTTCAGGATCAAGACCCACATACTTCTTGGTACTCTTTAGAATGCTCTGTTCCATTCTCCACCCCCTTTCGAAATATGTTGAATGTTAGTTCTTCCGGCCCTTGCGCGGAATCCCACGGCTCTTACGAACAAGACCGCGACTGACATCACCAGTGAGTGCAAGATGCCTGTCACGTTCCGCCTGCCGCTCGGCCTCCCGCACCTTATGTGCGGCCTGCTGATCCAAACCAGCAGCCTGAAGAGCCTTGTGCTTCGGTCGGTACTCAGAAAGACCCTCAGCCTGCTGGGGCTCTTCCATCGACGCGACATCCTCGGCCGTGGCCTGCATAGCCCGAGCCTTCCTTGCTTCGACCCCTCGTTCAGTGGCCTTGGCGTTCTTCTTCCGAGTTGCGGCAGCCTTCTTCGCTGCTGCACTACGCTCTGCCTTGGTCTGTGCCAAGAAAATCGCCTCCTTGGTTAGCGTTCTAAGTAGTTACCCAGTCACGAATGAAAGAACTTCGCTCGTGTAGACTTCTAGCCACTCGGCATGCGTATAGTGACCGCCACCAGGCTTGAGTGTCCACTTCGCAAGCGCATTCGGAGTCGTCAAACGCCCGTGGTCAACGAACTGCTCATACATGAACGGTGCGTTGTGAGCGATGATCACGGCTTTACGCTTAGTCAGCTCAGAAAGAGTCGGCTGTGCGCGAGTAAGCCGATCGTAACGCGGCAAATATCCCTTCATCTTTCCTGGATCGCCGCCGCCGTCGTCAACCGCTCCCCAGATCAATGCCTGGGCAACATCAAACGCGAGCAACAGAGTTTCCATGGAATATGGCGGACCTTTGACCCGACGCTGAATCACACCGCAATCGCAACCCAGATCTGACAGACTCGGATCGAAGTCGTTGGTCGCTCCGACAAAACCGGATGTTTCCTTGATTGCAATACCAAACATCATGCCCTCAGGCACGCGCGGGTAAAACATGTCACGCAAGCGCGTTGCAGCCTTCTTAACAAGTGCACGTTGTGTTAGCTGTCCAGCGATTCCATCTGCTGTAAGCCCATTATTAGCCTGGAATCCGATCACTTGCTTCTTGGTATACTCACCAAACATTCCATCTGGCACAGTGTCACGACCAACGGCCTTCAAGCCCGTCTGCAATGCATAAACACGCCAGGTACCTGTTTCCCAACCATGGCTGGACAGACCTTCGCCAAAACGAATCGGTGCAACTAGCTCCGTCCAACTCCGATAAATTGGCGGACTACTCGGTAGTGTCATTCACATCGCCGCCTTTCCAGCCTCGACCCGAGCCTTACGCTCCTTGGCATGCAGCTCAACAGACTTGAGTGTACGGTTGTTCTTCGCGCGCGTATACGCGGCATCGATCTTACGATCGGTGATCGGCCCGATGACGCCGTCAGCCTTGAGATCGTGATCTCGTTGGAACTTCTTAACTGAAGTTTCAAGCTCCGGAGTGAACTTGTCTCCGTAGCCTTCGTCAGGGCGCTTCTGACCAGGCTGGAAATATGACTTCCCAGTATCCGGATCGTGAATGTAGTGCAGCTGGAACTTGAAGAAGTTGATACGTGGCTCGGTCTCTCCAACTTTGGAAATTAGGAGATCGCGGCGATCCCGAATCCGATTAGCAGCATTGAGAAGCTGCGACTCAGATGTAGGCTGGAAGTGCCAATTCTCACCCGGAACGTTGAAAACGACGTCAACGCCTTGACTCTCGTAGAAGTTGGCCAGACGTCGCGCCGCGCCATTCCAGGAGTTGGCATCAATTGCATGATTCGCCTTACCTGCCCAGATGTGTGGGGCAGTCGGACGAGGATATGCAGCCAATGGGGGCTGATTGTTATAGAATGCCCACTGTTCGTCCATTGTCCGGCGACCTTCGTTAAGATCGCTCGGCGTGATGATGCCACGACGAATGGCTTCCGTACAAAGAACGTAGTGAGCTTCACTCAGCCTCGTATCGAGGATAAATCTTGACATTACTCTCCTTTATGTCTATTCAACGGGTCGACGGTTGGACGACTCAACCGGGGCCATCGCCCTCCCCGCTCATCTCGCTTCAGCTCCTACGAAGCCGGGTCGTTCACGATCCTTTACTGTGGATGAGTTACCACAGCTTTGTATCCCCAGGTCGTCTTTCAACAGGCGCTCTGCGGAGTAAACTCTCATCACCGTAGTGAATGGCGTTGTGCGTGCGATGTGTGGTGGTGATCAGATACTCTGGATCGAGAATCCAATCGCCACCTCGTTCCAAATCTTCTGGAGTCAGTGGATTCATGTGGTGAACCACATACCCATTTTGAATTTCTAAACCAGGAATTCCCAGATCACAACCGTTGTCTCTTACAACAACATAGTTGCGAGCTTGCTTCCACTCTCTGGAACGATAGAACTGCTGATTGACCCAACGATCAAAGCCGAAAGTCGCTGCTCCGACTTCACCAGAAAGCGAGAGATATTGGAAGCGCTCTTCAAAGGTTCCAATACGTCGAAGCTCTCTATAGGTTCGAGTTCGCATAGAACTTACTCGTCCGGAGACTCGACTGGCTCCCCACCCTGATACGACCGCATCGCACTGATGGCCTCGACAAAGAGGCTCTCAATGTGCTTCTGCGCTTCGATCTGCTCGGCCTTCACCTTCTTGAGTTCGATGTCGTGCTGGATGCTTTGCTGCTCGAGACGTTCCCTTGTTGACCCCATCTTCAGGAAGTGGGTGATTACCTGCGATGAGGCTGTGCCAGCGTTGAGCTGTTCCTCAGCTAGGTCGTAAGCCGCCGAGGCAAGTTGTAGCTCCCGCGCTTCAGGAGTGCGCGCTGGGTTGTTCTTACGATCAGACGATCTTGATCTGGCCATTAGTCACACTCCTTTCTTTAGTGTTAGTTTGACCGCTTACTTCAGCGATTGACTGGTTGAATTTGGTATAGCCTCATCCATTCTCGAACGCTGGTTCGAGCTACACCTAGTTCGTCTGCTATCTCTCTTACGCTGTGACCACTCCGGACTCGATCACGGAGAAAGCTTTCAGAGCGTAGAGAACAAAGAGCCTCCTTGCGTAGCATTGGGTGCGCAAGACTCTCTACTAGTTGATGTCGAATAGCTTTCGCCATCTGACTTACTCGCCCATTAGTTACGCCAAGGACTTTTGCTATATCGGCTGATGACAGATCCTGGTCAATCATTAACTCAACCACAACCCGTTCGTTAACAGAAAGTGCGGAGATAGCATCAGCAAATTTCTGTTCTGCGACCGGATCATGATCGATGATCGCTTTTATATCAGGAATCGTATCGCTTAGAGTCTGATCGGTTTCCCCAATGAATTCGTTAATAGACACGATCACAGGTGTATCATCGTGTCGCCGTCGACGAAACCCTCTTGGTTTAGTTTTACGAATTTCGTCAAGAATAGTGCCTTTGATTCTAGGCCAAGCATATGCTGGCCAAGTTTCTGGAGTACCGGTAAATCTTACTTCAGCCTCTAAAAGCTGAATCATCACCGCGCTTACAAGATCTTCATGATCTTGTCGATTAGGTTGCGTTTTGGTTAACCACCATTGAACTCGTGGCCTGATGGCCAAGGTCAGTGAGCCGATAGAGTCCTTTCCCAGGCTGATCGATATGCCCTTGTCGTTTAAGTTCACCCAACACTCCCGACAGTCCGACTGTTATGTCAAGTTTATCTCCTATCACTGCTCGTGTAAGCCCATTAGGATGATGAGCAAGAAGTTGTCGCACTCGATCCGACTTTGAAATTTTGCCCAGGCGAATCTCCAACGCACGGCGACGTTTGACAAGATCTCGATGCTCCGCAATATAAGGTTCAAGCGCATCTAGCCTGCTACACACTTGGCGAAGAGTAGCCTCGTCAAGATTGTCCAAGAACTTTGTGTTCGGCCGTGCGTTGGTCAATTTATCTCTCCTTCTTTTACAGCACCCCATGGCGTATTAGCCATCGTTTGCAAACCCGGTATCTGTAAACCGGATACATTACTGATTTCGGATTGTCTGAGTGTCTATTTCCTGTCAAATGTCCATACTCATGAACAAGCGTGCATTGAGCTTTTACTCTAGACCAATCCCATCTTGGTCGCTTATCCACAATTATCACGTTCGGTCTGTCGATCGTACCTATCCCCCAATCGAGAGCCCGATACTTAACTTCCACAGGTTGGCCAATTGGCCCGAAATGAAGAGCCGCGGCGGTTATCGCCGGAGTAACCCACGTCTGTGGTACAACGAAATACATTGTTGCCTCCCAGGTCCCCTACAGTCCTGTTAGCCAACTCTCCTAGTGTAGATAGACTGGTGTTCCGATCTTGCACCTATCATAGATCTCCAGAAAATCCTCAGTTCTCATCCGGATACACCCATGACTAGACGCTGTACCCACTCGAGGTTCAAACGTCGTATCGTGAATGCCAATGCCCGATACATCTCCACCCAGAGATATGAATCCGCTTTTGAACGGATTGCCTGGGGCGCCGTGTGGAACGATGCTTCCCCAGCTTTCTTCGGAATAGTCCGGGTCTTCTGGAATACGCCAGTCTGCTTCTCGTGTCTTACGCTCGACAAAGTACAGACCATGAGGAGTCTCATTGCCTTCCTTGCCTACGGTGACCATATATCGATGTTGAGTATCGTAACGTTGTTTGAACGTACGCCATCGATAGATGTCGAGTGTGAAGTTCTCCCGGTCCACGACAATAAGTCGCGGAATCATGAGAAGTGCGCTCACGTCCTCGGTCCATCGCCGCGTGCAATGGCAGCGTTTGCCCAGAACATAGCTTCCTCGAGATGGGTCACCGCAAGCGATTGTTCACGTGACTGAGCACCCGTAAGGTCAACAATCTTGTCGGCAGCCTCGAGCAACACATTGCGAACTTCCTCATGAGCTTCCTTCTTGTTCTGTGCGTCGGCCGGATGGAACTGGAACCGATGCGCGAGTTCATCCTTTGTAAGATGCATAATGTCTCTCCTGTTTGTATATGGCCTCGGGGCTTTGAGGTACCTCGTCGGCGCCACCCCAATTGAGACTACTTGATTCGGTAAAATCTACCGTATGCTGTGTTTGGTCCTTCGGGCGAGACGCTAGTTTCTCGTACAATCTGGCGACCACACGAGTCGGTCTTCGCATGATTATCCGAAACGAACACCAAGTTAATGGAGTTCACACCAAGATCTGGTCCCCAAACAGCGGTGACCAGCGCATCGTGACTCTTACCGACCGGATCAACATACTCGATCACGGTTCCCACTGCTTCGTGAGTGGTAGCGTTCATACACTCACCTCCTTCCTCTTCGTGAGGTGGGGCAGACCTGAGTAAGCGCCTACCCCACGTCACAGAAGTTTACGCGCTCGGGATCAGCTCGGCGTCTCGGAGGACGTCGAGGATCGCATTGATCGCGTTGGTCTGTGCGATCTGCTCAGCCTCCACATATGCCGCGGACGGGGCCGCGAGATCTGCGATGGCCGCGTGATCTGAAGTGCGGCGCATCTGAGCATCGGTTGCAGCAGCGTGCTCAGCCTCGTGCGGGACATTCTCGTCTTCGATAGGGGCCATGATGCCTCCTTAGTTGTGTGTACTATCTCTTACCTGACGATACCGATAGTACGCGATCGGACTTCAGCCCGACAACGTATGTCACGGTGGATATGACTGCACCCGAATGAATGTTTATCACACTAAACAGGACAGTCATAAGCTACGGCTTGAGTCGATCCTGGATGTGAGCATCCCCACCATCCAGTAAAAGCTTATGAAGGTCCGACCGTTTGATCCATACATCTCGGAACGAGCCCCACCAGCAGCGAATCATGACACGGTCGGTGTCGACATCGTACCCTCTTGCGATGTACTGATGGCCGCCAACAATGTCGCCAGTTGGCACGATGACTTTGTATGAGTTCGGGTGGAACATACCTTCGTACCACCACGTCCCGATGTTGACAACGCGGCCGAGCATGATCAACTGCACAACTTCGTTTGCTCCACCGAATACGTGACGATAGGCCCCACCGAGCCCTAAGGCTTTTGCCGCCTTCGCTGCAGCGAGACCAGACGACCCAGTATCTTCAGGCGGCCACGTTCCTTCGAATGGATCGATCTTAGTTGCCGCCGAATACAGTTCGTGTGCTTTGTTCATTCCGAGAACAACACCGGCGACCCGATTACCAAGCGCATTCATCTCCATCGCTTTCGCGCAACCCGTGCACTCGCCGTGACACTGATTCGGATTGATCTCAGGGTCGTAGATACGAACCTTCTTATCAACCCACTTCGATTTGTCGATGATGACATCGGTTGGGAAGGCACGCGACTTGGAATCATGAACCATCTGGCGGCCCAGATTGGAGTACTGCTGTTCAACACCCTTGACATGGATGCCCATCGGTGCCTCCTTTCTTATCTGAAAATTTTTGCACTATGTTTCGAACTGATGAGTAAGGCTTCTTCGCGCTTACCAAGGGGTTTATGCCGGGTACCATACCAGATTGTTCCCAGAAAAAATCCCCCCGGGGATATTTTTGGGAGCCGAGCGATGCACACGGGGGGTTAAATTTTTTTGACCCCTCCCCCCTACCCGTTCTAAAAATTTCTTTTCTAATCTTTTACAAAAAAAAAGAAAAGAACATGTATGAAAAAGTTTTTCTTTAACTATCTATCCATGGTAGGTGGAGGTAGGGGGGTCGTGCTTCACTCATGTGAGATACCTAATTTCTATACCTGAGATTTAACATAAACCTTATGCCTCGGTCTCAGATTCGTTCTGATTAGAAAGTGTTTGTACTTCTCCTTCTTTCACTTTCGTATGAACACCAGAAACATTCTCGCGCACGATCTCTTGGATAGCTGTCTGGATAGCATGATCTTGATCCACTTCAGCTAATTCGTTAGAGGCAAGAGCTACCCTGGCCAGGAGGCCGGGGGTATTGTACCCAGAATTCTGATCGTAAGCGAACCATTCATCCCACTGTGTCCAAGGATCAAATGGGTTGTCTACCGTTGTCAACATGTATTCAGGTTCGTGAGCCACTGTTTCACCCCCCATCCTCAAGCCCAGACTTAAGGGTGGACACAGGAATGTCCAGTTGCTCAGCAATGACCGACAATGGGTACCCAGACGCAATCATCTGCCTGGCCCTAGCTGTCATGACATTACTCATCACAGGCTTCTCTCTAGGTGTTGCGCGCTCACGGATCTTGTCTATGTTAGAGTTCTTCAAGATGTTATCCAACATGTGATTCGAGATCGCACCATTCTGAATAGCTTCCCACTCACGATCAGTAATGGGGGATTCATCAGAACCTAGGCGTACTTTACCCGCTCCTGTTCTACGTCGAGCTTCGGTCAACGCCTGACCTTTGATCTTCCGCTCCTCGTCCTTCTCCATCCCTGGGTTTGCGCGTTTACGATCCGCAACGATCCGCCTGGCTACAGCCTGGGCCTGCCGTTCGAGGGGGGCGTTCTTTTCAGCCTTACGCAATTTCGCTGTAAGCGAATCCACTTCATGCTTGTACACCTTGTTGGCTGAGGGCGAGTAGGGGATGGGCTTGATACGGATTAGTTCTTTACGTACCTCATTGGCCATAGCCTTAAGCCGATTAGAATGCTCAGCATAGAGCTGTTCTTCCGTAGTGCCCCTACCTTTTGACACCAACTCAAAGGCATCATCTGTCTCAGCCAACTTCTGAGACTTAAACGTAGCTAGACTACCGTCACGCTTACGCTTACCCGTAGGTTCATACAGCTTCTTACCTGTACGATTGTCAACCGTACCACTAGAGATCCTAGTTCTGCCAGGACCAGCTGATGCGTCCTTCCTTTGTACAGGATGAGTCTGTGCAGTAGCACGAGTAATGATCGTAGAAGCACCACGTGCTTGCCCTGTCTTAGGGTGCACGCCTTGATACTTCTTCTTAAGAGCTGTGATTCCGTTGATTCTCTCCGAAGCCTTGAAGTCGAGAACATGCTTCTCAGAATCGATAACCACCATAGAGTGCTTCACTGCACGAGCTATCTCGTCGTTGTTAGCACCACGAATGGTCATGTCAGAGATTAGGTTGGTAACGTTACCCATCTCATGCTGTTTTCTCGACTTGTTGGGACTGCGTTCGTTACCGTCCTTGTCCTTAGGGTATTCGATCTTCTTTGTAGTAGCGTTGTACGTTCCTCCATCAATGGTCTTCATACCATGATAGGGAGCAAATTCGCTTTGAGGATCAAATCCCTTAAGTCCCTCCAACGGGGGCTTATGGGTAATCCGCCCACGATTGTTTGGAATGACAACGACAGCGTCGCCATCAAAGTCAGCACCAGATAGTCTCTCTGCTACCTTGGGGTGAATGACTACAGCGTCTCTTGCTGTCCCACCCTTGTTCAGTCCAACTAGAGCCTTTGCTTCACGTGACTTGTTGTTAACAGTCAGTTCTGGAATCTCGAACGTTCCCGCATGAGGGAATCGCACAAGAGCAACCTTGTCTCCATCCCTGAAAGTAGGAGCAAAGATCTCATTAGGCTTTACTTTGTTCGACGGAAGAATGACTTTAGTAGCCTGATTAGGCATAGCTGCTGCTTTGAGATGCACAGCTGCAGCATCAGTCTCTTCAGCGAAAGTTTCGAGAAGCTTTCTCTTGATCTGCGGGTTAGTGAGCGAGCGAATTTCTTCAAGCTCAGCTCTACGCCGATCATGAGTAAGATCCAATTGGGTCTTAATTAGTTCAGGCTTCTGCTTCGAGAGAACCTGACTGGACAAGTTTCTTGACCATGTATCCCAATCACCCTCTTCGTTGATGAGATTCATCGCCGACTTGACTTTCCCATTCTTATCTAGGATCTGGCCATCCTTCTTGATGACGGCACCAAATGGGTTATCCTTATCGACCTCACCCGTTTGAGGGTCCCTCTTCAGGGGTTTCATAGCGTCACGCTTATTGCCCGTGTTGGACTTGTTCGTATTGAACTGAAGATCCATGCCAGGGGGTAGATTGTCTTTGTAGACAGCCATACCCTTGAGATAGTGTGAACCATCAATCGCAATACGAACCTGAGCATAACGAGATTTACCAAGCGTTATATCAGGGACACCAGGACGAACATAGATCACGCCGTCCGCGTCACTACCACCATCCTCCTTATAGTTGATGCCCACTCGCTTGGAGGAGACATTCAACGGAGGCTGGATACCAAAATCGGTGAAATTTCTGCCACGATCGTCGGTCTTTTCCGAGATCAGACGAATGTTGTCACGATTGGACCAAGCTTCTTTCTGCGTAACCCCAGGCTTGACCAGCACCTTGTACTTGGTCATCTCTCCAGTTCCAACCTGAGGGGCGTTGAAAGTATGAACTTGGTAGCCCTCTTCCTTGAGCATGGAAAGAGCAGTAGCAAACTTATCTGGACTAATTCCGATTCGGGTGGCAGGATTGTCGCCAATCGGAAGATCTAGATTGACGTTTGAACCGACGTCAATCATACCCTTTTCTTCGACCTGCCGCTTGAGCATGTCGGCGGTATTCATGAGAATGTCCAACTTCTCCTGCCTACCTGGCTCCAGAAGCGAACGGACAGTAGACTCGTTTAGGTCCATCTGCCTTGCAATCGCAGACGCGCCCATACCCTTATCTCTTAGACGTTGGGCAGTACGAATCTGATCCATCTTGACTTCTGCACCAGCAATAGACCTCATTGCTCTAATGTCAGCGACACTGAGTTTGTGATCATTATCCGAGTATGCCCTAGCAATCTCGGACTCAGTCATTTTGTCGATTTTCTTGTGTTGCTCGATTATTCCTAGGAACGTCTTTGAACGTTGTAGAGGATTCTGACCAGATCCCCAAGGATACCGACCTGACTTACGCTTGATGCCGTAATGCATCAAGTAGTCTTCTTCAGTAACGCGCACTACGACACCTCCTCTCGAAGCATGTTGAGAATTCCGTCGAAACGAACGATCTTATCCATGAGCCCCTTTATGTAGTGGGGATCAGCATCGTACACCTGTACTTTGCCGTCTTTGTAAATACGAAGCTCAATTCCTCTCATGTGGAAAGGACTAATTTCGTACTCGAGACAGAAAAACGCTGCATATACTTCCAGCTGATGTTCTGAGACTCGAGTGGCTCCTGTCTTGAGATCTGAGATCCTAAGCACTCGATATCGATACGCAATGGCGTCAACTGTTCCGAATGCATTAGGAGAATAAAACAGGACAATTTCTGGGTGCATTCTGTATTGAATGCATTGATTGATGTACAGTCCCAGGGTTGTTCTTTCATCATCTTGGACAATCCTTTCGGCGATACAAATCGCTGCGTAGCGATGCTGCTCTATTCCTTCGAGCGCCGCACGAAGAGTCTTATAGCGAAACCTAAGTTTTTCTTCGTCGTAGTTGATCCAGTGATACGAACTAGGACTGAGGAACGCATGCTGCCCCTCGAGATGCGAATGCTTGTTGAAGCGCAGTTAGCACCTCCTCTTCATCTTCGGGGCAGATAGAAGACGCAAACGCCATCTCATCAAACCGCTTGATGTAGTACTCTTGATTTGGACGAAATGGAGCATCACGAGACGTTTTAACCTCAAGCATTGCCCACAAAGGACCCCACAAAATTGTAAGATCCAACACTCCTTGAAGATATTGCGAATCGTTTTTGAGGATTTCGCAGCCAGGAAACATTCTCTTCAACTTACGGATCAATTTTCGCTGATAGGCGTTCTCAGCCACAAAACCTCCTTCCGATCGCCGAAAAAAGAAAGAAGCAGAAGGGATATTGTACCCTCCTTCTATTATATGGCGCGATTTCTCCACGATCCAGTATCTGAAAAAAATAAGGAGTGATTTGCTCACTATTTGGCTCTATTCCTCGCCTTCTGGGTCTTTGTCTGGATCATACGGTTGCAACGAAACAACTACACTGTCTCCTCCAGCAATGATTGCCTCCTTGATAACTGGGGCCAAATGGTCAGCTAATGCTCGCCGATCCGCTTGAGGCAGACGCAAACTAAGGTTTACCAAAATCTCGGATTCCATTTGACCCCTACAGCATCTCGAAGAATTGATATGTAGGCCATGCTGGTGTCTTATTAAGAATAGACAACACGACCTCACGTTCTAGAAGACCATACCGGCACGCTGCCTCCAAAGAGTTTGAAAAACGCTCTCCTTCGTTCACAGCATGCACAGGAGAATCGATAGGATTCTCATATCGACCTTCCTTTTCAAACTGCTTCTTGTAAAGCACCGCATACCACCGAGGACGCCACATCAGATTGTCGGCTCGACAGTTAGCCGGATCCCCATCTATTTGAATCGGAGTATCGAAAATATCCGATGGATTATCTAGAAACGCCAACGCCACCAATCGGGGTAGAGAACGAATACACTGTTGCCAATTTCGCATAAGTCCGACGTAGGGGACACCATACTGATTATACCTTGGACGCAGCAACCGACCAGTAGAGTCTCTTGCAATCTGGCCTAGGGCGTTTATGCTATAACCAGGAAATCCTTCCACCGGCCTCCATCCATCATTCTCTATCATCAGCTCTCTCCAATTTCTCTACCAGCAAACAAAACTCAGTCGTAGTTCCTTGACAAATTAGACAGATGGTAGGTTGAGGAGGAAAGCATCTAAACATAGGAGAACACAAAGCTCGTCCACCAAGAAACACTTTCGTATCCTGAGATCTATCATTCTCTTTCATTTTCTTTTCCCTTCTCTGCCCACACTACCAACGCTCTGATTGCTTCAGCAATGGGCGTTGGGACAATCGGAGAATTGGCATCATGGCATGCGTTCCGAAGATTTAAAACAAGTCTCCGTCCACATTCAACATCAGACTCGTTTAACACGGATACCTCCCTCGAAGGGGTCCACCACCGACTGCGGAATCTTGTTCATCTGCGCCAATGCCATCAAAGATGACAGAAGTTCGATCTGCATCTCTCTTGATGAGCACCGCCCCATGACATCGTGTGCAACCTTGATAGGCTTGATGCCGTTGTCGATTGCGGCGTTGATTTCAGCAGCCAACTTCTCAGTCGATCGAGTAAATGTAGAATGCGCCTTGGCGGTGTCCCGTCCGAAGTTCGCCATGCGTGAAGCCTCATACGTGTAATCGCTAACCATCATAGGAATCCTTTCAGTTGAGTTTTGAAGCTGCTGCTCGATACACCTCTTGCATGAGCTCTTCTTTGTCATCCGACTCAAAGGCGCCTTCTAGATAGACAACAGTATGCCATGGTCGGTAGTATGTTATGACTGCCTTCCTATCGATGAACCTGAACATTTCATCTGGTTTCCGAATCACGTAATACCACACATGATTCAGCATAGGAAAACTAACCATCCCCGAGCTCTCGAGCGATCGCCCACCCTTTTTTATGAAGCGCCGTCACAGCTTCTTCGAGATCAATAACGAGACTGGCGCCGCCGTACCCATCGAGATGGTTGTAATTACCAGTCGCGAATAGTTCTTCGACAAGATCAAGCGCAAATCCACGAATCTCAACCAATCTCTCTTCATCCATCTGATTGCAGCACCTTCAGATACCGCTTTCCGTACTTCCGGATAGCGTTGTTGTGTACTTCCACCACGATCTCAGCCAAATCGGCAGTCTCCATCGTCCCGATCAATGGATCATGAGGCGAGGGCTTTGCCGGATCGTTGTACACAAGCGCGTAGATTTCCCGACTGTGACGCTTGGTGTCTGTCCTCCAGTATCTAAACTCAGCGTTCACCAATGAAGCCATCAATTTTCCTTTCAGTCAATATCTGTCGATTTGGCACCCGTTTTCAGATATTAGAGTACCCCTACAGCATGGGTTTTCGCGGTCCACATTATCCTAAATCTTGGCAAATCTTGGCAAATAGACCAAATAGATACTGGGATTCTCCGCAAACAGCGACTTTTTAGGCCGAATTTGTCTGCCAAGATTTTGAGGACAAAAAGTTTTTATAAAAACGCATCCCAGTATCTGATTCCTTGTATGGAACCCCCTATTTTTCCGCGCGCCCGCGTAGATATATAAGGAATACCATAGGTATAATCAGATATTGAAGTCGTAAAATATTAAAAAACTTTTTACGAAATTTCTTGGCAAGCGTTTTCGCAACACAAAACCGCTTATTTGCAGGTGATTCAGCATTAAAATCTTGCCAAAGAAAATCTTGGCAAAAAGCTTGGCAAGCCGTTTTTAGCTTGTTTTAGGGCATCCCAGTATCTGAATCTACCCGATTTTCGAGTTTTTCCGGCTTATACGGCACAAACAGCTGATCCACCTCTATAGAGCGTAGCTTCTCTTCTATAGCCCTGTGAATCATCCCGTATTGTGGGGGAGTGAGCTCCAGGATCTTTCCGCCCCATCTCCAGTATTCAATAGAGTCTGGCCGGATGTGAACTTCCAGATCATGGGGGAACCCAGGAGGGAATATAAGCTTGATCACAGTTGATCGCCCTCTTCTCTAAGATCATCGCAGTGATACAATGTTGCCCCAGACTCGGACAAACGCCCTACATACTCACATTTCGCCTTCTCAACGGTTACCCCATCCTCCAAAGTAACCGTCTTTTCATCCGAGGACACGACTTTATAGCCATTGACGTACGAATCCAGGTTTGTGATGGTCTCTTCCATCGATTTAGACCCCCTTTTAAGCCTTTTTCCGCCCTTTTCTACCTTTCGTAGCCAGCGCACGCACCAATTCCTCCCTATGAAGGCCCGTAACGCCCTCCTGAGCCCTTACGAGCCGTGTTAGGTACCCAACCCTTCGATTAAGCGTTTTATGCTCTGAGAAGAGCTTTACGGCCCCTATGAGGGCCTCCTCTGCAACTTTCAAGTACTCAGTTAGCTGATCATCGGGGGTTATCTTCGTTTTCAGTCGCTTTGCTGCCATCTTTCACCTCCTTAGGGAACAGCTCATCGTCTTTTGGGAACCCAACTTCTCGTTTTTCGATCTTACCTGACCTATATGAAGGAATACCTCTGTAAATCTCAATGTAAATGAGTGCTGCTTGTCGATCTGGATTCCACTTGGTAACGTGTGGGGAAAAAGACCAAGTGTCATGGCGATCTTCGAAACGCACGATAGCGCGATATTCTAGCAATTTTTCACCTCCGTTTCACGATTGTTGTTGCCCCAACGTCCCATTGCGATGAAATCAGCGAATTGCCGAAGAGCTCTCACTTGCTGGGGGGATGCATCTTGATGTGCCTTTAGGTTATCGGCCTCAGTTCGTATGTTGGTGACGAGTTGTTCGTATCCGCTATCTTTCATCCTGCATCCCATGAATATTCCTCACCTGGCTGAATTGGTTGTGCTTCGATATTCCATTTGAATCGCGGATGGAAGTCTCCGTCTCCATCTGAGAAGAACGTAAGCGCTCGTGACAAACCTAGACGACCTAGATGTTCCATTGACTGTAACATACCCAGGAAGTGTGGTACCCAACGTTTCTCCATATCGACTTCGATAGTAAATGAGACGAGATCAGACATCTGTCACCCTTTTTTATTCAATTCTCTTACTGTCAGAGTCATTAGATGATTCTGAGCAGCTAGTAGTCTTCTACGCCACCAGAAACCGCGCGGAACCCGGATCCCACCTGCTTTGTTTCCATAGATCAGGTCTAAAGCTTGAGACGCGTGCTGCTCGGCTCGAACCAGGTTCCAACGCAATAACTCTTCTTGACTCATCTTCTCGGTTTCATCGCTCATCGACGATTCTCCATCTATCTGGGATCACCATGGTAAGCTTTGAGCGCATCGGCAGCACTGAGGAATAAAGCCAACGTGGTCTGAATGACCATGACATCTCCGTCATCAGTATCGATAGCGATCATGACAACCGGCTTTCCGTTCTCGGTGCCCTTGGACATTCCACCGATGATAATAGGACCGTTATCGTATTCCACGACATTATACGGCTCGTCGCGAATACCATGACGTTCCAAATCAGGGATGATTCTAAGAGCTTCCATCTTTTCTCCTAGCTGTTGTTCTTAGAAAACACGATTCACACATGTGTATATCTACATGATCTAGTCCGTGAAGAGGTGAGTCCTTTGGGAAGTCGCTGAACCGAAGCGTTCGAGTCGGGTCGCCCGTGCAGACACCGAGTTGATCCGGGTGGTTAGCGGAGCAGAGACACAGACAATTATTCAATCGTGGCCACCTTTCTACTCCTGATAGGAAAAATCCGCAAACTCGGCATCTGTCATGTCGAAGTGCTCGGTCTGGAAAGACTTCTTAGACTTCAAAGAACGCCAAATGGCCCAGTCGATCGTAGCCTTCGACCGGAGCGCGTAGTAATACAGATCAATGAAGTCGGTATCGAGCCTGTCAATTCGCCCGTGGGCTTGTTCCCACATTTTATACGAATATGTCAGACTGTAGAAACACACCGCATTTGTCGTGACGCAATTCCATCCTTCTGCACCTGCGACATACTGAACCACGTAGACCCACTTGTCCGTCGTGGGGATCTCTTCATGCTTGTGACCGTTCCACTCGGCATAAACCCGCTTTGAAGATTCAGATAGCTCTCGAAGGATTGCGAGCTCGTAGTCAAAACTGTAGAAGACGATCAGCCTGTCGTGTTTGTCCAGCAGTTCTTGGACAGCCCTTAGACGGGATGGATCAGAGTTTACAACCCTGCGCATCACATGGAAAAGCTCAGCCTTGTCTCGGATAGGCTTTTCTTCAAATATGTTCCACAGTCCATGTGAAACTCGAGCCAGAGCGACCTCATCATGTTCACACCAGATGTTAACTGGGTGGCGAGTCGTCTCCTTTGCATACGGCATGTGCACCAGTATCTGATTACGGTGACGTACCAGACGCTGGACTCCTACATATCTCTCCACTACGGGATACTTCGAGAATGGGCGGTAGATCACGTGCTCGCGCTTGAATTCGGTGCGATTTCGGTAGAACCCATTTGCCACGAATACGGGAATGTAATCCAGCCAGGTATCTCCTGGTGTCGCTGACAACATGATCCATCGGTTGCGCTTCGCGATCTTAAGAAACGACTTCGACCACTTACCCGCTCCCACCAGTCGTTGCTCGTCGAAAATAAAGAACGCGCCCTCTACATCGATGTATTTCTCGATGTTGTTCCAGGAGTCGACAGTAATGGTGCCGTGCTGAGTGGCGTCTCTCTCCTTACCCACGCCGAATCGTGCCGCCTCGGTCTCCCAATCCAGAGAATCACGCTTCTTGGCCGTCGTGATGACGATCAAGTCTTCGTCTTGTTCGGTCGTGCAATAGTACGCCATACCAACTCGACTCTTACCCGAACCGACGCCGCCCCAAAGGATATTGCCGTCCTTCAACTTACCTAGAGCGATCTGCTGATGCTCAGCCAGTTTAACGCCGGTTCGAATCTCTCCCATTACTGTCACCTCCTTTCTAATTTTTCCGTCTCTGTTTACGATTGACTACCCATACCGCAACGACCTTTCCGTTCTCCTCCCACCAACAGATCATTGCTCCCGTATTTCGATCGTAATGACAGCCGAGCATGTCACCTTCTTGGAGCGTATTTACCACGCCCATTCTCGGTCCAATAGTGTGCTGCTTCTAGATACCATCCGCCACAGGGGTGTGAAGCCCAGTAGTAAATGATAAACATTATTACGAATCCTTTCTACTTTTTCTTACGGTTCTTCCATCTCCACCACCAAGCATGAATAGGATGATCGATGTGCCAGCTTATCCACGCCAACCGCTCGTCACCGTAAGGAGCTAATTCTCCACAGTGCGGACAAATGGGCCGTTTGTGTGGTATGCCGTCATTCCTTTCTAATTCTCCCATTACGTATCTATCTCTCCATCCGGTTGGATGTCGAATCCGAGTCTCTTCACTCGTTCTGGAAAACGAGCTGCGGTCTCGTCGTAGACGAATTTAGCCTTCTTGGGATTGATGACACCCGGGCCATAGATCAATCCCTCTGGATCATCTCGGCAATCCCAGACTTCACCAAAAGTTTCATTGCCGTCTTCGTGGAGGGTCACTTCAAGGGCAAGACCTAGAGGATGAAGAAATCGTCGATTGAGTTCTTGTAGGTATCCCTGAGCTCGGAACTCTTTAGCTGTCAGTTTCTTCAATTCAGCATTTACCATATGCCACCTCCTTTCTAATTTTTACCTAGTCTTTCTTCGACAAGCTTCAAAGATTCTTGGACATCTTCGTTCATCCCTTCAAACGTAAGATCATCTCGTTTTAGAAGCAATTCGTGAAAGACTGTCGGACTGATTACTTCGACATGTTGGCAATCTATGACAACTGGACCACTTGGTAACAGACTTAGTATTTCTTTCCCACAGGAGCGAGTTCCGAGTACACGTCTGTTCTCATAGGTCAACGGTAGCCCGCGTGATGAAAGGAATCGTCCGGCTTCGCTGTCGGGATCTGCGATAAGCGGAGGTAATAGTGTTGACAGATCGATCTTTGAAATTACGTCACCTCCTAGCGATTTCGATCATTCCAGCGTCTTTGGACTGTTTTCTAAGCATGGTATTGTATTCAGAGATGAGTTTCTCAACTCGGCGCTGATTCTGAGAAGACACTGCGTCATGTAGCTTTAACAAACGTTCCAATTTGTCTACTGTACGATCGATCTCTTCATTGAGGTCATCTAGCGTGATTTTGCTCACGTCTAACACGACACCTCCTTTTTAACTTAGAGATCCTTCAATTTGACCTGTGGACTACTACGATCGAGTAACCATGGACCGACCAATCGACGTAAGCGCTTACTTTCTATATTCAAGCCTTTTTCCCACTTAAGGGTGTAGCGTCCATCGATAATCGCCTGCCCGCAGATACTCGCGCAAGAACATGTATCAGGACAAGTGCTAGGAATTCGTCCCGCAGGACAGTCGGCCATCATCACCTTCTTTCTAAAAAGGAATCTCTTCTTCGTCCGTCTCAGGCTTATCTTGATCTACTAGAAGCTCAGGCCACTTAGGCTGGATTTGGAACAAACTGTCCTCTGGTGGTGGACCATAGTCACGATCCCAGTCAGAACGGCGATTCCCAGAAGAATTTTCTAAGGTAGGAACCCAACGCACATTTCCCGGCTCGTAATGCCCATACGGATTTATACGGTCCAGAGTATGTCCGTCAGGTCTCTTACCTACGTCCTTTAAGAATTGCTCAAACCCACCCGGTTTTGCAATCCATTGCGGGCATACTTGAATTCCTACGGCGCCATAATACTGAAAGTCTGATCGTTTCGGATCTAAACACCGCCGTTTCATTTCTCGCCACGATCCGTAGGTGGGATCCCATTGGTTCTTTTGCCCGTTGGACTTCTGTTTCCTAGGGCCTTTACGATGTCCGTGAGTTTCTGAAGGCATTCCTACTTTGCCAATGCTTCGATCTGAATGACCGTCATCCGAAATGTATCGCTGGAGAAGTTTCCCTTGTTGCTGATGTGACGTCGAACATATTCTGCGGCAGCTTCGTTAGCCTGATCAGAAGTCCACGGCTTCTTTTCAGTACCTCCATAAACATAAACTGTGTCTGAATGTTCGTTGTAAACCACTAAAACCCACATGTTGATTCCTTTCTATCCCCCAATAAACGCTATTCTTGGGTCTGGGCGGTTTGCTTCAATCTCTGTTTGCTGCTTTTTACAGATATCCAACAACAAAGCTACAGCTTTGTGTAGATCCCCTGTCTCGATTGCGATTTCTGCTTGACCCCAGATGCTTTCTTTGTGTCTCTTCGCCAATTCAGCTTCATGTCGCTTTTTACCGCACGGCTTACCCTCAGCGTGCTGTGGGGCACAGGGATCCAATGGCCAACCGCATCGACATCCGATCCCAGCCATCAGCTTTCATCATCCTTTTTCGGTGCACCAAGCGCGTAGCCGATCAAAACGCTGACAAGGATAATAAATGCGATGACTGCGAATTCTCCAACTGATACCTCCATTAGGCTCCTTTCCTAAGAAGAGCTAAGATCCAATTAACGAGTGTTTGACGGTGTCTACACGGAGGATAGAAATGCCCGGTAGAGTCAATTTGTATTAGTTCGTAGTCCCAACATTTACATCTTGTACAGATGTAGTTTTGTGTAGATGGTTTGAATCGCCACCGATGTTTTCTAATTTTTGTTATCTCCTTGGTGAGCATTCTGATAGGGGTCAGACCCACCATTTCGTCGCCATTCATCGAGTGCAAGTACAGCCCAGGCGAGTCGTTCGCCGCGGCTTTCATTCTTGGCTCGCTCTTCCTCAGTCATACCGCGTTCGTGGGTACCGTTGACTAGCGCGATAATATCTCGGGAAAGTTCTAATTGCTCACGCAGATTCGAAATAGGATCCATAATGCTCTTTATTCCTGCCGTTCGATTGAGGCAAAGAACACCGCACCGTTGCTCTTTTCGAAACGATCTTGAACCAGTCGAATCGCTTCGACAAATTCTAGATTTTGGACCATATCTCCGTGGTGGTGAAAGCGAGTCCGAACTGTATAGAGACCTGGTAAAGTCTCGATGACTTCGTCGTTCATGTTTCCTCCTAGATCTTTTCCCGGTTGCTGGTAATGCGACCGTTACGGTGCACGGTCACCGAATAGTGGTTCAAACCAACGATGATACCACCATCACTGGGGCGCTGAGACCCATAATACCCCGCGGGCATCTTTCCACGATTGGTACGAGGCACGCCCTTCATGATGTTGTGAAGTCCTTCCAACGTGATCTTCTGCGTCTTGGTCACGGGATAATCGTATGGTCCCCACTTCAGATCACCACGACGACCAACGAATTTAGCCATTAAAATTTCCTTGGAATCGAGAATTACAAGCCCATGAGAATTTACTTGGGATGTTACGGATTGAACTGTCATCTCTCAAGAGTAACGATATGCGCACCTGTGCGCCATTCGTCGGCGGGCATGAACCGCAATCCAGCGCCTTGAGCACACAATTCATCTTCAGGACGATCCCCGACGAACAAACCTAGATGCGGAGGATAGATCTCTCCAGTTTTCTCAGCCAGAGCCAACGCTGACTCGATAACCAAACCGGGGCGGGGTTTACGACACCAGCAGACAGCCATCTCAGGATCCTTGGCATTTGGGTGATGTTGACACCAAGCGATCTTATCAAACATACCCTTGCATTGTCTGTTGGTCTCGATCATCGCAGCGGTACAAGTCTTCATGTCCATATAGCCAAGAGCGATGCCACCCTGGTTACTGATTCCGACAATGCGCCATTCAAGCTTCTTGTATGCGCGAAACAGAGCAGGAATCTCGTCAAAAACCTTGACATCCTCTGGGCCATTGACAAATCGACCCAGTTCGTCTTTCCCGTGTCGAATCGTACCGTCGAGATCGCAGTACAACACGGGGACCATCCTCTCGCCAGTTAGAGCACTGATAGGCATGACTCTCCTTTTATGTTAGTGGTACTGCGTTTTCCTCACCAGCTTCCCCAATGATGAGATATGAATGATTTCCACCTAAGGTCATCATCAGCGAATATGAAGCTTTGGGGTCGAATTGTCTCAGATTCTCGATTAATGCTTCAACAGTCCCCGGTGATTTTAGTTCTATTTGCTTTTTAATTGGCTTTTCGAAAACCATGGAATGCGTGTATCCAGAGCCGTGGGTGGGGGGTGGGATCACCGCTACCAGTCGCCAGCCTTCCTTGGTATAGGCTTCGATACATGCTCTGTTGTTTTTGTAATGCGTTGGATTGACAACTTCGTATTCGTGTGTCTGCATTACCCTCCTTTAAAAAAAAGAGAGGCCGTGTTAGGGCCTCCCTCTTTGGATTACTGCTTCATCTGAGCGAGATCGTTGATGATGATCAGGTCGAACTCGTCCAGCTCCATGTCGGAGTCAGCGATCTTGGACGCGAGGTAGTCGACCGTGGCAGCGAGAAGAGCGTTTTCCTGGTGGAGCGGATCGATGACGGTTTCGAGAACGACGTCGTTGATCTCATCTGCCATGCAGAGAATGGCCTTCTTGGCACGGTGACACCTGTACGCATCTGCGATGATGGCTCCGGCGAGGAATGCAGGAACGAGGGCAAACTTGGGCATAACAAGTCTCCTGTTAAGGATGAATAGGGTCTCATTATGCTGCGTGAATATCTCGCGAAAAAGAGAATCCGTGAAGATTCTCTTCTTTGAAACTAAGTGGTGGAATTCAGGTACTGCTTCGCGGCTTTGATGCGAATGTGCTTGCTGGCGAGATTGATCTGTCGACTGTTCAACTTGGATCGAACGATCGGAAGTTTCCCAATGGGGGTCTTCTGAACGCGGGCGATCTTTCGCTGAGCTTTGAGCAAATCGTCTTCGGCGACAAGCACTTCTGCAAGCAGATTGAGCGGAGGCTGGGACATGATTTTCCTTTCAATAAGGGTCTCATTATACCCCATGAAAACTTCGCGAATCTTCTAGTTCAAAGACGGAATGAACTCGTTGAGGAACTCTTCCTTAAGACCCTTGGCGCTCACAAAGTCGCGCAAGACGACTTCGCGGAGGAGCAGGGCTTGGTAGCGCTGGTTGAACGTGTGATTCATGACGACGCCAGACACCTTCCACGTGATGGCGGTGGTGACGACAGCGGTTACACCACATGCGATCGTGGTCTTGTGCTTTTTCAGACTCTTGATCTTACGGCGATATTCGATGTATTCCATTACGAACTCTCCTTAGTTTTGGTTGTCTCGTTAGAAACTACAGCGTTACCAGTAGAGCAGCGATTCCCACACAGAAAATGTGAAAGACCTGATCCACCCAGATTCGTACCATGGTCCCCATATCCATCAGAGCCACACGACCACCAGTATTAGGGTTGGTAACCATAAATACTGTTGACGGAGTCTGTCTGATGAATCTAGCCCACCAGACCACAGGCTTGCGCGTATCGATGAGAAGGTGCGCGATTGTCAAAGGGAACGCGACCCAGCCGAAGATGAGCGCGAACAGAATTCCGTGAATTCCTGCGTGGACCCATGCTGCAGGATGAAGCGGGCTCTGCTTATTGTTTGCCATCCAGTCGTTCTGCAACAACCAGTCAGCTACGAGATGAAGGAAAATCCCCCAGATTAGCAATTCGCTCGCGGCCAAGTCCAAAGGGTTCATGCGTGCCTCTTGTTCCAGCGCCTAACGCGCCAATTGTGAAAACGGGCCAATAGAGAAGGTTTCTGGGGAACGTAGTTCTCTCCTCGCCACGAGAGAATTGATCCGTCCTTGAGCGCGAAGCATCCTGGTGTAATATCCACAATGCCTCCGGCTTTGGCGATTCGGTCAGCATCGTTCATTTAATTTTCCTTTCTTGTATACCGGCTTCGATTGCACATTGTCCCTTACAAACATCCCATTTCTTTCCTGAGGAATCTTCGACGCAGTCTTCGGGTTCCAGCGGCTTAAAGCAGATGCAGCAGTAGAGACAGCGTCCACCGTCGTGTTCTGACCAGCGTTTGCCGTGAATCGCGCATACTGGATCAATGGACATGCTAGAGTATTGTCAGTGCGTTTTCAGCCGCTGATCGTTCCTTCGACATCTTGGTCAAAGCCGTCTTGATCGGCTCTCTTGCGGGCGTGCGCAAGGTGTAGAAATGTTCGATCGCCCCACGCACGGGCCTTGTCTTAGCCAACCGAATGGCGCCGAACTTCTCCATCGTTCGGACATGGTATGCCACGGTCCCCAGAGTGACCCCAGTCTGATCGGCGAGGTCCTTCGGAGACATTGTCTGATCTGCCAGCAGCGCCACAATCTGGACGCGAACGGGATGGCGGACCAATTTCTCTGCATCTACCTTCTTCATTATGGCCCTTTCTATAGACTAAATTTGGAAGCCCAATATCTGTTTAAAAAAAGAGAAGACGGTTAAATCTTCTATTATGCGCAGTGAAACCCCACGAACTATTCAGGCAAATATGCCTTGACGCGCTCGACGAAATCGTCGTTGATGGAGTTATCGTTCTTATCTGGACCGACAGTCGGAGTCCGATCGATGATCTCTTCGCGCAAGATCGTCACATCCTTGGGCGCCTCGAATCCCAACTTAACCTTCCCGTCGCCGATCTCCACGACGGTAACCCGGCAAAGCGTCTCTCCATCTTGAAAAAGCACGATCGACTGATTGCGCTTACGAGTGAGAGCTAGTCCCATGGCGATTCCTTTCTTTTTAAATATCCCAGTATCTGAACCGTGTGTCTTATGCAAGGGCAGTTGATTTCCGCGCCGAAGGCGCCTTTTCTCCCTGCAAATTACGAGTTTTTGTCTTCCCAGATTCCTATTTCATAGAATTTGTTAACAGTTTCTCGCACTAATTCTCCCAGCACCCAGCAGAACCATTCGTCATTTTCACATGTGAGTGCTTTCTCGTCGAATTTGTTCTCGATTGCCCACAGCCATATCGCAGCGTGGGCCAGTTCGTGAGAGATGATTCCTATTCCTATGTTTGGTGGAGCCACTCTGACAATCGCATAGACAGAATCTCCATCCCAGTGATGGCGATGACAGATTCCGAGAGTGTCTTTGAACTCTCCGTATTTCGGCTTACCTCGTACTGGGCGATTCCAATATAGGTTGTCATGCTGCGTAGCCGCGCTTCGAAGAGCTCGGACGTTCTCGTACACGATCACACGTACTCCCATAGGCTTTCTCCCCGTATGAATCGTGATGGTGAAATCTGCTTTCAATCTTAGTCTCCTGTCTCCCCTTTGCTATGTAGATAGTGCTCAATTCCTCTACGTAGCTCTCCATAGGAATCGTCTTCGTTGTTGTTAGAAAGTGCTCGACCTATGGCACGTCCTAGATCAAACGCTTTAATTTCGTGTGGGTAACTACCAGTGAAACAGTATTCCGATACTTCTTGAAGCTGATCTGAAGCCCACTCTCGAGAAGTTAGCACATGCCCAGGAATTCCAACGTAGTGTTCACCGTCAAGAAGAGTCATTTTATCCTTTGTCTATTTTGGTTCCATAGATAATTCGATGATCGATGGTAGATTCTATATCATCGATTTTTCTTCGCTGTACGAGTTGAGCTAGTCGACGTTCCTGTTTTTTAAGTCGATAGCGAAGCTTGAATTGCCACCACCGAGGGGCGAAATAGTTACGAACCTTCTTGGTTCTCATCGCTTCTTCTCTCGAATATTCTTGACCACTCGTGCCATTCGCTCTTTAGGAGTTTCGATGGGTATCAAAAGACGCACTTCTCCCTTGCCGTCAAAACATTTCACTGGAGTCGGTGTGTGCTTGTGCCGAGCATTGGGGCCTAGATCACTGCTGGTGTTCGACTCTGTCGGCATTCTTCGTCCTTTCTACCATTTCGGAGTAGTCTTCCAGATCTAGCATTACGGCAACAACACGCCCTCGCTTCATAAGAACATATTTCTCAACTTCCCCATCGTTGAGAGATTGTATGAGCTTGGGCATGGTGCGCATTGCTTCACGAACACCACGCAACTCGCTTGGACGCATTGTCATTTCGAAAGGCATGCTCTCTCCTTACGCTGCTGAAAGACCTTCTCGGGAATCTCCGCGTAGTGGTTGAACTGGACGAGCCTCGTCAATCAGGCCATGAACGCCGCACCACCATGAGCCGAACCCGTTCACACCATGTTTCCAGGAAAGGACGGCGCCACACATCACTTCGACCTTTGATTTGCTTCCCATAACGCCTCGACCAGAGCTTTTTTCAATTGTCTCAGTTCGAGGGCATTTAGGCGTAGCATCGAGATACTTCAATGCGAGGTCGCCGTCCATCCCAACATTCCTTTCTAGTGGCAAGCCTCCCAGGGGGAGGTTCCGTTTGCCCAGAACTCTCGATGACCCGCGATCTCTTGATCGAGCGGACTCCAATCGAAATATCTGGCTCTTGAAGAGTAAGTTCCGGGCATCATCTGGTATTTCCCTCGAGCAGATGATCCCATTGTATTTGGTACGGCGTATCGCCAGGCCGCAAATTCAGGTCCTGGGCCACTCTCGCCGTACCAAGTACAGGCCGGAATATACTGGTTGATCCAGCGCTGCCACTCGCGCTCCTTCTTATACGAGTACTTCGCTACCTTCAACCTGTATTTCAGGGTTGCTACACGCTTGGCCTTCTTTTGGCACAGTTTTATCTTGCAATCAAATATCTTCGGTTTGACCGGTTTGATAGTTGGATCGGCCCATCGCCAATCCGCTGAAGCTGGCGCTGCCAGCCCGATACACGTACAGAGAGTTGCTAGAACTGCTAGTAGTGGTCTCATCATACGTGCCTCCTTTCTGAAATATGCAGGGGTGCCTCGACCCTCTCGCCGTAGACACCCCCACTCTCTTTACCGTTCCTGGTTGATATTTAATTGGGGTCGGATTCCGACGCCCTACCGATCAATCGCTCATGATTCCTCCAATTGATTATTTGAATATAAGTCTTATTGAGGCGGGCCGGGGAGTCAGTATCAGGAATCCGCAATCCATACCAACCCCCCGGTGAGACCCCATTGCCCCCTGACCACGCATCCGGGAGATGGCTTAAATACCGGTACGCTGCCAGATCTCATCAGCCACTTGCCCCGAGGTGTTTCACGACCTCCAGGGGTCTGACAAGCACTACTTTTGCTGAAGTCACCCGTGGATCATTAGCCCACTCCCCTATTCAGCATCGCCTCCTTCTCCCGGTGCACCGGTGAGGCTCCCCGATTATTTAGGGTGAGAAGGACATATTGCGCGTTCCTATGTAGTCCTAACGTTCCACCAAACTCCCTAGTATATACCCAGTGATGATGGCAGGCGCATACACAGATCGACGTTTAGCTTCACTCTCACCCAAGGTTGATAATGAATCCCGTTCTTCTCCCAGGCATCATTATCAACCAAATTAACACACTAGCTTTTCGGCAGCTCCGTGTTCTTGAACTGCTCCTTCTCCTCGTCGGAGCAGGACTCCCAAAACTCCTTGAGCTCTTCCATTGTCACCGGGTTCTCCGGTGTCGACAAGTACTTCTTGAGGTCGACGATGGAGTTCGCGCCCTCGGCCATTACTGGCCTCCTTCTAGTTGGTGGTTAGACCAGGCTAGTCTTAGCCTGTAGGTTCCGAGTGGAACCACTAACCACGAAAACCTCGTAGACGCGTGTCATTCTTCTTCCCTTCAATTTCGAGATCAAATACGACCGCCTCTCCTTCTCGAGAGAGGGGTTCGACAATGAACTGATCCGGATTACCAAGTAGTCGCTTTGCTGCAATCCGCTTGGCTCCTTCTCTGTCCTTAGCCCGACAGATAACGAGACCTGGCTCCCCGTCATTCCGCTTTACCGCCCAGATGATCGGCCAGGTAGTTGACAACGTTGGCCAATTACTCATGATTTTCTTCCTTGATGTAATAGACTCGCCGTTTGATATTGTCGTCCCAACCCCAAGCGCTGTCGATGACTCCGTCATTCTCTAAACGGGCTAGAATGGGATATAAGGAACTAATACCAATGCGCGCTTCCTTGCTGATCTCTAAAGTAAATCGGACATTGTTTCGAATTGCTTTGAGAACACGTTCTTCTTTACTGCGTTGAAACCTTTGCAACCACTTCATCATATACTTCTCGTTCGGTAGCCGTCTTGTAGAGTAAACCCGAGACTCAGATAGAGTTCTCGAATATCCTCGGTCGTGCTCTACGGTGATGATCAGCTTTCCGTCATCTGTGAGTTCGCCGAATCCCACAAGATCTTCGGTGTGATTTACCCCAGGAAGGAGCAAAACTGGGATACGGTTAGTGCTCACTGGTCGATATCCTGCGCGGCCCAACGAAGGAACCACAGCAGTCCACCAAATGCGACGAGGATTGCTAGAAGAATTACGAAGAAAAGCTTCATGATGTTCCTTTAAATTGGGGTCTCTAAATATGGGATCGCGAATAGACCGGTCTTTCAGAGAGAAACTCTTATACAAAGTGGAATCCTTCTTCCATGGCCGCAGCCAATAGGTTCGCGTTCAGGATCGGCTCACTCCGATTCCTAACGTCTCCCATCGTTGGATAAGAGGTGGGGTTCTATTCCATCCCTCTACGTCTGACCTCTGACGCAGCGCCTATCTAGGAGGGCCCATAGGTATTCTCACTAGAGTCGGACTTCCTGAAATAGTAGAGCAGGCCTACTTTGTGCGGCGAGCTTAGTCTGCCTTTTAGTCCTTATGACCAAGCTTCTTATCGGGTCTTGACCACACAAGAGAGGAATTCAAACGTCTTCGGCCCTCTCAAACCGACGCCTCGCTTTCGAACAGGCGTAGTCCGCCATTGGCCTCTGTTGTCCTCCGACATAACGTACGGAGTGAGCCAATCGACTCTCGTCGACCCTTGAGCCCAGGTTGACCCAAAGTAATGCGGGCGTCCCAACGACCTTATCCTTTCGGATATGATCTCCATCATCCCGCGTCAGCCGGTATTATCCACCCCCGATCAAAAGGGGCCCGATCTCCCGATCTACTGAATTACTTATTAAGCAAGGCTCTGACGAGCCGCCTCTCCGACCTCATGCTGATCCGCTCGGCCGTATGTGTAGGCACGCGTGTCCATACGCTTGAACTGCACCACTCGCCGACCTCGGTAGCCAGGCAGAGACGCATCGTATTCGATGACCTCATCGGTCACCTCACGTCCGAGTTGCGAGTTATAGAAGTCTCGGGTTTCCACCGAGAAATCCCATGGGCGATGAGTGGCTGAGGACTGATTTATTCCTTTCTCGGTTTCGATGTATTCGTAGCCGATGCCATAGCGTTGCGCCTCGGTTACTTGCATGGCGTGTTCGTACTTGGAAAGCTCTTCCTCGCATGCGGCCGCCGAATCGGCGCCTTCTACTTCGATCCTGATTCGGGTGAGCATCCGCCCATCCTTTCTCCTAGGTATCCACCCAGGAATTGTGTTGTACATATGTTGGAGTTTCCCGACCTTCTGTGCCTCGAGCGACACTCTCCGGCGCTCCCCAATCCAACTTCGTCCTCTTTACACGCAAAGCTACTGTTCTGCCGCCAGAATACGCGGTTACAGCCAATAGGCGTACGCTAGGACTCCCAACTTCTAACTTATCCCCACTTCGCCCCGAGAGCGACGATCAGATCGTCCATACGCTTCTCGAGCTGTTCCTTCTTCTCGGGGTTGGTCATCGCCTTCTCGAGACGCATCGCATCTCCCGGACGAACTTCCTCAGAGATGTACAGCGTTCCGTCGGAAGTCAAACCAACCTTTGCCCACTTTCTCCCCATGCTGTCACCTCCTTTCCGGGGGGAATATGTAATGACCAGGGGGCGCCGATCTCCCCCTGGTACCAGGTCACTACCCCGGGTTTAACTCGAGTCCACCACAACGGGTGCTCTATTGACGTGAGCGGCGAACCTCACGTGTTGCCGATTTACCTGACTGACACGAGCTTCGCAGGCATTTGCCTCCACGCGTTGCAGGACTTACGGCGATGGGCGTGTCCCATCACGTTTATAGAGGTAAGGTGGCCTAGGACTCACCCTTTCGATCGACCTCAGAAATCGACTTATACCGGTGTGGTTTATCACCCCCGGACCTCTATTTTATCGGTCATCTAGGGCGAAGGGGGTTTTGTGATCTACCCGCTTCCACAGCCCTAATAGGATTTACACAACGAGGGACACGAGTCGCAATAACTTAAGATCACTTATCCGTTAAAGCGATGCGTATTGTTCTACCCTCACGACTTATTTGAATGCGTGGCTACCTATTCCCTAGATCGTCACCGGCTGTCGACCAGATATAGCTGCTATCGTCTCAGCATTGAGACGAGTTCGTTCCGCTGACGTTCGCTCATTCCACCGATCGTCTTCGAGGGAGACATCCGGCACTGAGCCAAGAGTCGATTTGTCTTGACTCGTCCGTACTTCGGTGTGGCCAACAATAGGTCGAAAGCCTTCATCGTCTCGATATACTCCGGCGGTTCCAGAAGAATATCGTGAACGCGCTCACGTCCCGCTTTCAGATCGAGCTTCAACTTCGCTCGTGCGGAACGGATTCGATTGGCGGTATGCAACGCCTCCATACGTTGCTTGAGCGAACGCTCCGGCGGTGCGATGTCTTGCCGGTTATCCCCGAAAATATCCGGTGTTGTCGACATGACTACGCCACCTTCTCATCGGCGGGTTCCGAAAAGGTCTTCTCCTCTAGCTTAGTGCCGTTCTGAAAGGTCGCCTCTTCCTCCTCTGAGAGCTCCTCGTCGAGGTCCAGGTCCGGATCCTCCACTTCCACCAGGTCAAACGAACCTCGGAAGGCCTTGTTCGTGTAGACCTTGTAGCCGCGCTCGGTATAGAGGATCCAGTCTCCGACGAACGCCTGCGTCTGACGCGTGTTCTTCGGATTGTGGACACGGACCCGGATGAACTTCTGTTCCTGCTGGTTCCTGTCATCCTCCTCCAGGATCTCACCCTGGCACCACTCCGCAATCGCGTCGAAGTTCTGCTTGGTCACCCTCACAGCATCGACGTAGAGTGGCTTCCTGATGTATCGAGTTGTGGTAACAGCTGTCATATGTACGGCAGTGTCCTTCCGTATTTTACGGATTTACGTGTCAGAAGTGGTAGAAGATTTCAGGGCCCATCCAACGAGGATCCCCACAAGCATGATGATGGCGCCGGTGATCACGTTAGAAGATCTCCATCAAGCTCCAGATCACAAAGACCCAGAAGCATGCCAGCGCGAAGAGAACTCCGATCAGTTCCCAGTTCCACTGTCGAACCATTACTGCCCGTCCATCTCTGCGTACTTGCGCTCGAGTTCGTCCTCCTCGATCGTGACAAACATCGACTTGCAGTAGGCCGCGACTCCCGCCTTCTGGTTGATTTCCCAGTTAAACGGACTGACGATCAGATCGACGTTAGTGATGTCGGCCCAATCGAGCTCCTTGACCGTGGCCTCGTCCAGCGCCGTCTTTCCACGAGACGTGATCAGCATGATCTTCGGCGGACGTCCCTTGTCGTAGGCGACCTTCACCGATAGCCATGGGGTCCGGCCCTCCAACGGATCATTGGGGTCGATCTCGTCTTCGTCTCTCGGGTCGAGATATTTGACGTTCCATCCGTCGCGCGCCATGGCTTCGGCGACGTCAGGCGGAAGGACCACGCCGAAGTTTCGCTCTCCCGGCTTGTTGAACGGGCCTTCCTTGCCTTCGAAGTTACGGAAAATGATCCTCACATTCTCCATCACAACTGGCTCTTCTACACGTGACATTACCTCTCCTTCTTAGATATGGGCACGGATGGATTGCTGAGCAACTTGAGATACGCCTCGTCTGTGATGCTGGCTTCAACAAGGTCCAACCGTTTCTCAGCTTCGTTGTACTTCAGAGTGCATTCGCCGATGACCGGTCCCCCTGGGTACTTGGTCAGAGGGACCTTTTTACCATCTTGATCCTTCAACGCTTCCTTGGTGAATATGGGGTACTCATCCATCTTTATCTCTTGGTTTGGAGGAGTACGAGTGTGTTGTATGCCGTTGCCTTGGCTCCAAGCAACGTGGCATACGTGGAATCAGCTGAGAAGTTGCGCGTCAACGTAGTCGACGTAGAGGCTCTCATAGCTGACTTAGCTTCTTCGATCTGCTTGTCGATCTCGGTTATCAATACCACCGTATCTCGACGCAGAGTATCTTGGTTAATCCTCACGAACTTACTTTGCCAGGATCGACTGTGATTGGCTCAGGCTTCTTGGGAGGGGATTTATCCTCCTTCGGAGGGTTCTTCCCTTGTTCCTCATCCGCCAAGACCGGCTCGGGCTTATCCATCTTGGGCGACGGATGAGCGACCGTATCGTACGGCTCGTACTGAGCCTCGAAGTCGACGGACCTCATTCGGTAGAGAAGCCCCTGCTTGTTGGTGACGATATAGTCACCAGGGCAGATGACCTCTTCTCCGTTCAGTCCGTTAAGGAGACCGTGCCGCTGCATAATCTGCCCACATTCCTGACAGAATCGATTCCCAGGAACGTTGAGTCGGCGGAAATATCGGACGACCTTACCTTCGGTGAGAGTAGTTCCTCCACCAGCGGTGTCTACCGACTTTGACTTGTCTTGGGGATGATCGCCGTTTCTCCACCACTGAGTGGCTTCGACGACAGGTGGCTTCTTTCTATACTTCACTTAACTCCTTTCCCAAGCGGGGTCCAGTAATCAGCCCACCGCTTATACTTTCGCCGAATACGATCCGGCTCATTGATGTGGCGCCAAAACCCATCATGTCGACGAGCCAGTCGTTGATTACTGAGCGCCTTTAGATCGTCCTTGACAAGACCTACATCGCCACCGATGTAGAACCCTGCACTATGTCCAACTTCCCATGCTTTCTGAACTGTCAAAGAGCCTAGAGTGTTTAGCATGTTAAGAAGAACTTTTTGCCTCTCCTCAGCAGATGCTTCTATTCTAGACTCCATCATCTTTTTCTCCGTAGAGTTTGACCTGCGTTTGATGATCAATATGTAGCCCATACTTCTGAGCTGCATGTACAAGCTCCTCAACTTCGTACATGCGAGTATTTACTGTAGCCCCCAACCAAACAGGAATTCGATCCTCATGATCTGGCTCTTTGAGTAGATCATGAATTTGAAGATAGAAGCTCATGAGCGACTGATCCCAGCCGAACACGTATTTCTTCTCCCCCTGCTCGATAATATGTCGGGACAAAATTTCCTTTCTATTTATTCAGCTGGCACAACGGACAATCTCGTCGCATGTTTCCCCACGGATGTTCTCCGCGGCGATGAGCTTCGATCAGAGTTTGTGCGTATGCAGCTTGAGCTTGAATAATCCTCGAACTCTCAGGAGGGTGCAGCGTAATGTGAATGTCGCCGTCCGAGATAAGAAATCCTATGTTGTTGATTCCCATCAGTTGTGCCAGCCGACTTTATGGACGACTAGGTTGTATGTCTTTCGAGGGTGGAGTGCCAGTTGGGCAAGCCCAATCAACACAAACCCACCTAGCACTAGCTTTTCTTGTAGTTCTTCCCTCATCACTTCCTCCCTATGAATTCGTCGAAGTTACCGAACTTCTCGATCGTCTTGACGGCGTCATCTTTCAATTTCTCGAAATATGACATGTCAATTTCGAGATTGCCCTTCTCGTTGGCTTCGCTTGCTTCATCGGCATCCATCCAGAGATGGCCCTTAGTACCGCTCACCGCGTAGTATTTTTCGATATCGTGACCTTCGGCATCTGTATCTTTGTTGACGCGGTAAAGCTTTCCGCCACCAGACAGAACTGGAACGAACAGGCCAGTCTTGCCAATATGGCGCATCTTGGTGTAGTCAGGCTCTTCCATTTCCGCTTTATCGAGATACATCGCTCCCTTGACGACAGAACGACCCTCTCGATAATCCTCAAACGAAATATCTTCTTCTGAGAACAACGTCTTGAAGACGTAAGGGTGCTGGAACTGTGCACCAACAGCAGTCCACTTATACTTCGGGAAGTTCTCTTCCCAAGGCACTGCCTGAATCCCAGCCACGTAGACCGCATCGTTGACCAGGCAGAATCGGTCATATGTCTCTTCGTGCTCGAAGTCATACCCGTACTTGGCACCGAACTCTGTGACAAATTTGATGATATCCGGAGTAGTATCCGGGATCTTGACAGAGTCCGTCTTGATGTGCACAACCGAGACGCCCTTCTCTTGCAAGGCGTGCTTGAGATCGATCATGAATAAGGCGCCGCGTTTGGCGACGATGTTGTCGACGTTGCGAATATCGCGGAACGGATTATCGAACTTGGCAGAAGTGAGACCGTAAACAATATTGATCACGATCTTGAGTGCGTAGGCAAGCTTGTCAGCTCCCTCTACGTCATAGCTTTCGTCCTCGTTTAGGAGGAACGGCTTCAGGCGCCCATCCATCATGTAGGAGGCAGCCTCAAAATCTTTACGTTTGATCGCGATGCGAGCTTTGATCAAGTCTTCGAACTTCTGCGTATAAGGACCGAATGCGTTCAGCTTGATGATCGACATCGGATGCATCGATGCAACATCCAAGACGGCGACATTTGAATACATACCCGGCTCGGCATACACATAGCCACCTTCGCCAGGCTCTTCCCCCTTGTAATAGCTCTTTCCGAGCTCGAACTTGTACCCGGGGAACTCCTTCGAGAGATCGGTGTAGACGAAGTCTTTGTTGGCTGTCTTCACCTTGTCGCCAAATATGATCTTGGCGGTATGGTTTTGCGTAGTATCGTTGGGGGTCAAACCAGACAACTCAGCTAGAATTAGCCGCGCTGTGAAGTCCCCCTTACGATCCTCAAACACGGCTTCGGTTGCGCGCACGTCGTTTTCACAGTATGCCACAACTCTGGGCCAATCCTTCTCGTCAACAGGCTGATCCCAAGGAATATCCAGCTCCATGTGCAGGATCCCCAGGTCAATCTCGAACTTCTTCAGAGACTTCTTCTCAGACGAGAACTCCCAAATATCAGCGTATGAGAGATTGTACGCCTGAGCAAACGACACTGATCGGTTGTTATCAATAACCAACTTCTTTGACAACGTGAAGAGCTCCGCGTTACTGGCTCCCATAGCTGCTGCGTAAAGAATATGATTGTCGTATCGACGGTTGTAGAAACCAACCAGCTTGAGACTGAACAACTCCGCGACCTCATGGGCCTTTGGGTTGACCATCTTCACCACTTCATCAGATCCCTGGAATTTCCAGCAGATCACGAAGAGGTTCTCATAGACTTCTACGTCGAAGAACGCAATGCGATCGTCTTTTACGTCAACATTATGGTCGGAAGTGAAGGCTTCCTCCTTGGTTTCTCCAGCTTCTTCTGACTTCCATCGCATCTCGTTGACCGTCTTCAGACACGCCTGCGCCTGATTGGAGGAGTTGTTGGCGAAAGCGACAATACGACTACGAAGATCGGTCACGTCATACTGAATACCTGACTCGTAAGCATCATCGAGGACCTTCTTGATGAAGTCCACCGAAGGCTTGGTTCCAGGATGAATCTCCTTACGAAGATTCCGCTGAATCAAATCTCGGAGCCCTTGTTCGCTCTGCATAGTTTTTGTCTTTAGCATCGGCTCCCTCTTGTCTTTTAGCGGAAGCCCGCTGGAGATTTCGGCCACTCCCACGTTATTACAGCGAGTAAGTCGTCGACGGAGAGAGGCGTCACCAGTATAAACCTTAACTTCGATCCCATCAGCGTAATCACGCCTGAGATCTGAGACATCGCCTCCGGTGTAGTTGTAATGAAGATGGATTCCTGAGCCGGACTTGCTGATCTCTGCATAAGTAGCAGGCCAGTGAGATGCCGCTTCCAGGTTTCTTTCCAGAGCTTTATGGCCATTTTGGTCCTTCAGATCGAAGTCGATAACCACGTGTTTTTCAGGAACTTTCACGTAGTGAATTTTTCGCGAATCAATATCTGAAAGAGTTGTCGTCACATTTGCCCACCGTTTGGTAGGCATCCCATCAGCGTTTGCTAGCTGAGCGGGAAATCGTGCGAGGAGCTCATCCAGCAGAGACGTCTTCTCTTCAAGGACGAGCGAAAACTGCGTCGGATCATCCGTAGGAGTCTTGAACTTCTCGGCCGTGAAGCCCATATATAGGCTTCGAACTGCTTCCCCATCGATCTCACCTCTATCCTTGAACTCATCAAAGTAGTTGCGCAGTTCCTCACGCATCTTGTACTGAGGCATGGGCCGCTCGATTCCGCTCTCAGCGCAGTACTCACGATACATCGTGTAAGCCTGCTTGAGTGTGGTGTAATTCTGCTTCTTGAACACATCGAAGTAAGCTTCGATGAAGTTGAAGAAGACATCGGTCTGCAACATCATCTCCAACGGGCGATAACCGTTATAGAAGTTCTTGCCCATCGTCAAATATACTTGATGACAATGATGCGCTATGGCGCCAAGCTCAAAGCCGATCTGAGTCATAAGCGTTTGGTAGCGCTTTGGCGCGAACTTGATTCCTGTCGGATGAATATCGATCAGTCGACGAATAATACCCGACTTGGCATCGGAGATTCTCACCGGCTGATTCGATCCGAGGAACAGCATGGCATCGATTCTTGAAGAATATGAAGGCTTATACTTCTCGTTCATCGTCATTTCTTCGTGAGCGACAATAGAGTTCAGCCGCGCATTGTCCTCGATACGACTAAGATCGCCGTCATGCTGAATAGCCACCAGAGGGTTATATTTGAATGCCTCAGTAGCGAACTGAGAGCTAGATGACCCAAGGGCCTTCCCATCGAAGGAAGTCGTATACCCCTCGAACAGTTGCTGAATGATATTTAAGATCGTTGACTTCCCGGTACCTGGAGGTCCGTAGAACACCAGGAACTTCTGGATCTTCTTTGAATCCCCGGCAACAATTGACCCGATCGCCCACTCGATCTTCGCTCGTTCGTCTGGAGAATACAGAGTTGATGTCAGTTCTTCCCATGCGGAAATATCACCTTCACCGATGTCATAGGGAAGCTTCTTGCTAGCGTAGTCCTTCTTCTTCACTTCCGTGTTGGCGAACACCAACTTTCGGTCCAAGGGCTTGCTGTTATCCGAAATATGTGCCATGAACTTCCGGAACTGCGCCCAGATGTTCGAGTGGAATGACCGCATGAACTTCACGGTGTACTTCTGGCCTGTATCCTGTTCCAACCGCTCTCTCGTTTGCCGAAGATCCTCATCGACAAGACGCTGAACGTCATATTCATCGCGAGACCATAGGCCCTTCTCTTCATCCCAAATGGCGTAGAACTTACCGCCTTGGACCATCAGATCCTCAGAGCGCCCGACCACGAAGTCAGGGTACAACTCCAACCTCGGATCGTTCTTGTCCTTTGTTTCGCGTGCAAGGATCTGATAGAAATCCACTAAACCTCCTCTCTCCTAATCTAGTCCTTCGAAAGATCTATATAAGGAAATATGCTGTGCGCTTGCTTTGGGCGTTTACCAGGATGCTCACGAGCTCGCAATTCGCCATATTTTTCTCGACGTTCCTGGTCTCTTTGTAGTCGGACTGGGTCTGGCGTAGATCGATTGCTGATTTTCTGAGCATCCTGGGCAGCGATTGCGATGTTTTGTTCATTCATCAAACGAAGAAATCGCTCAGTGCTACTCTCTTCCACTACTACTCCTCGGCTTGCATATCGTCGGAAACGTACCCAACCGGATGATGCAGAGTGGTCTCAGCGTGAGCAGCTTCATATAGAGAGCAATGCTTACACCTCGACCACCATTCTGCGATGGGTTCGAAAGCGTGACTACTGACTACGGCCGGTGATTCATCATGAGCAACTTCTTTCGGCCTCTTGTGTGAACTCTCCTTCTTGATCCCTACCTCTATATTGGTCATCTTCGATGCTCCGGATGTAATTCTTCGACAAACGAATGCATCTGATACCAGAGTTCGACTGTGGTTTGATCATCATCCGGCCAAGCCAGAGGAAAAAACCCACCGGTGCCATCGGGTGCATACGTCCTACCAATTACACCATCCATGATTTCTTGCACCTTTCGGTACTTGTGCCGCGTGAGTGGATCTGGCATCTTGTGCAGTTCGAGATTACAAATAAGCTGCCAGGCCCACCCTGGAGCATCCTCCCCTGCGGCAAAAGACAGACGACGAGAAAGTCCTATCAAAACCTCAAGAAACGAACACCCGCCAAGGAATTCCAAGGTGTTTGGGCGAATATGATGCTTGCGGGCATACTCCACTCGCAAGTCAGTGCCATCCACCATTCGATTCTCATCCATGGGCAAAACCCAACCAAATTCCTTCTCGAACATTGCAATGAGAAGTTCATTATAGGTCTTGCCCGGATTACCGTTCTCGATTCCGAGTTGAGGCGCTAACCAGCCTAGATAGTCTTCTCTAAGTTGGTCATTCGTCATCCATCTCCCTCATTCGCATGCGCCTAAGGTTTCCTCGGTCATAGGACTCGTGCTTGATTCCGTGCACTTCCTCCGCAAAGGAATTCGGCGATTTGATCACCTCGTAGAGGATCTCAAGTTTGTCGTTCCGAATATAGACGACAGACGCATCGCCCGAACCATGGCCAAACCGCTCCAAGTTCGCTTCTCCGATGAGTTCGTCACGATCGGCCGGATCGACGATTTCGTCTCGATCGTCACACAGAACGTCGTCTACCTCGTAGTACGTCAGGCTGACATCGTGGTACTCCTCGATCTCATGGCGCTCGTCGGCATGCACGACATACGGCTTATTCGGCCGTCGACTCCGTCGCTCAGCTTCCCAGTCCCACTCGTGAGTGGTCTCAGCCTGCTGGAATATGTTTCTAGGTTCAGGCTCACCGACCTGCGCCTTGATAGAGGCGTTCTCAGGAGCATCCAGATCTACTGATCCTTCGACTGCTTCTGCGGCCTCCTCCACCACCTTCAACGGAGGCTGAATTGCCATTGGCTGAGGGACACTCTGGGATTCGGGAGAAGAATATCCCCTCTCCTTGACGATCTCCTCAAGGTCGCCCTTACCTTTGTCGGCTTCCAGCGCCAGACTCTTCGCCTGGTAGTGCTCGCGCATCTCCTCGATCTCTTCATCGGCGATCTTGGAGTACTTTGTCTCCGCCTTGCGGTATGCGATGGCGAAAGCAGCCATTCCTCCAGCGGTCGCACCCATTGCGATTCCGAGAAGACCGAACTGGACCTTGATTTTGCTCATGGACTCGGTAATCCGAACCATAGCATCCTTCTGAGCGGCAGATTCAGCCAAAGCCTCGATCGAAGCTTCGTTCAGAACCTCGATGACCTGGTCCTTTGCCGCGGTCTTGACATGCGGGAGAATATGCTCTGAGAGCTCCTGGAACTTCTCTGAAATAGAGTTGTTCATGAGTTCCTCGCAACACTGTCATCGATAAGTGCCCAAATGGGGCCGTCGACATTGAAGTCGAGTAGGATCCCCTCTCGGCCGTTGTAGAACTCGTTGGGCTGGCCGCTCTCTTGATCCCAGCAGCCAAAGTCGACGAAGTTATCTCCGACTTCGTTCTCTCGCTTGTAGACCCAGCCCACAATGGCTCCGGCTGAGGTATGAGTTAGCCCCAACATCGAGTAGACCTCGTTCAGAAACAAATGCCCCCGAGCTCGAAGCATGTCGTTGGCCCAGTTCTGCTGATTACGCAGAAATAGCCAGTTGTGTCGATCGAAATCCGGGCCGTTCCAGTTGGCGTTCGTGTCGTCGAACCACCGGGCATAGCCCGAGACCTCTCCAGAAGCCGCCACAGTCAACGTCTTGACCTTACCGGTCTCCTCGTCGATGTCGTCGATCTCCTCTGAGCCGTAACGAAGCTCGCGATCCACGTCCTCGCCGTAGCGATCGACCACTCGCTCTCGGTATGCCGAGAATGCCTTGTCGATGGTAATGTAAGCTGCCGTCAATGCCGTATTACGCTCCATAAGGATTGAATGCGACTTGGTCAGACAGACAATGCCAACACCGCCAAGAATAACCGACGGCGCATACAGCTTGGCAATACTCCCAACACCACGCACGCTGATGATGGCGAGGTCCCGCTTGTGCTCCTTGTCCGAATATGTGACATCTGAATTCATCTGACCTGAGTCGACCAGTTCCTTCGTCTTCACGGCCTGATTCTTGTCGTCCTCGATCTTGTCGAGGGCCTCCTCCATTTTAAGAGTCGCACGGCATGCGAGGACTGTGGAGCCCACCATGCTGACGACGCCCACGCCGAACAGGATCGTCGGCGAGTTCTTCTTGGTAAGCAATGCTTGCGAAGCGACCTTTCGACTGATCGCGGTTGGTACGAATCTCATTGAGGCTCCTGATCTTCTTGGTCAATCGCTGAGTTTGGGATCAGCGCGTTGCAGTTTTGGCATTGCGAGCGGAACTTACCCACTCTGTTGAAACCCTTTGCGCTTAGGCACTCTGGGCAAGGAAGAGGACGCGAGACGCGAAACTCTTCTTCGGTCGACTCCTCCATCTAACTCTCCTAAATGATTTGGAATTCGTCCTCGTTGGCGTGAGGACCGTGCCCAAGTGGAATATCGAGATGTTCCTGTACCGGTTCCGGCTTGGGCTTCGGAAGACGGTGCTGCTTCTCTCCTTGATGATCTAGATAGATGGCCGTGATTTGATCATCAAGCATGTTCGCAACCCGGCGCATCCAACCTGGGCCAACATATAGACTAGCGACAAACGCTCGTTTTTGCTCGGCGTTAGCCATTAGCCTAGAGGCTCCGGAATTGGTAGATCCAACAAATATCCCTGGTTTCGCATCCGAGCGATCTTGGCACCACGTAGGGTCACCCAGCCCCACTTGTGATCAGTGTGCCCGCTCTGGATGCCGGTAAGCTCATATAGATCAGATACCGATACGCTGCCATACTTACCCAGAATATCGTACATCCGTTCGAGAACTTCATCTGCTTCCTGCCGTGATGCAATCACGATATCTCGAAAATCGTGACGAGTCCGAGCCTGAGGTGAAAGAGTCCGAGCTGTAGGGGTATGGCCCATACTCTGATAGTTGATGCGAGGAGGATTGGTAAGATTGGTATATGGCGATGCGGTAGTGAACCCTCGTCTATGACGAGTCTCACCCTTGATCAACCGTTCGAGTCCACCTTGAAGAGCTTCGAGGATGGTGTCTTGAATTGCGGGAACCACGACGTCAGCGATCATGTAGTCGAACGCCATACGCCCACTACCACCGACAAATGTCTCTTTGACCCGACGGCCAAGACCCCTTCGCCGCTGACGGACCTCGGCAGATGTAACCTGCTCGATGGCCTCTCCGCGCCTGATCGTCTGATCGGGGGGTGGTCCCTCAGATCGCGCTCTTATTCTGGCGCTGTTAGCGGGAAAGTCTTCCATGGAACTCCTAAAGTTTGGGTTTGGCAAAAAATGAGAAGCCGTGTTAGGGCTCCTCATTCTGGACGTCTACTTCTTGGACATCTTGACGCGGCGATTCGTCTCCTTGCGCCATGAGTTGGAGTTGCGGAAGCTGGTGATCGCTGTCAGCAGGGCTGCTGCTGCAGCGAGAGCTGCGACCGGGTTTTCCTCGGCCTCACGACGAAGGTTTTCGAGAAACTTGTTCATGAAAATCCTTTTATTTGTAGGGTCTCATTAGATGGCGTGTTTCTCACGCGAAAAAGAGAAGAGCAGATGCTGGTAATAGTCTTTTTAATTCCGCCACCAGTAGACTGCTTCCAAAGGAAGCGCGGAAATTATCTATTCTTCTATTAAAGAGAGTGATTTTCACGCGAAAAAGAGAAGCTGTGTTAGGGCCTCCCTTTCTGAGAACTAAGCCTTTTCGGCAGTGTTCTTTTCAGACCTTCTGGTCTCGTACTTCTCGCGCTGGGCGGTGATGAAGTCAGCGGTCAGGTCGACGGCCTTGTCCGTGAGCGGTTCCAGCTTGGCGCTGACATATGCACCGACGAGCGTACCGGTGGTACCGACGAGGAAGTTGTCCTTGTCGTACCTGGTGTTCTCGTCGATAGCATTGACAGTGGTTGCTGAAACCTTCGCGGCGACGGCGGCGTTGACTACGAACTTCGCAACGCCACGGGGCGTGAAGTCGATTCGGTCAAGCATGAAAAATACTCCTTGAATAGATTTTAGGGTCTCATTATTATGCGTGAATTTTACGCGAAATATGGATCTTGAGGGCGCAATCGCCAAGCCCCCGGGAGGGACGAGGTATCGAGCACCCAGGCACTGGCTGCTGTCGTTTTGTGGTCGTGCGTGTTGCAGCACGCGGACCCCCTCAAGAATATACCCAGAGAACAAGTTACAATTCCATATACAGGAGGCAACCCTGTACGGAGATTCGAACTCCGCCTGTCTTGTCCGCGATCCTTAGCCCAGGACCGATTCACTAGGGCATTTAAACCGGGCCAGAGTCACCCTATCGCCTCCCACTGGTTGCGATATCACCGCGAAGTTAGCCTTATGGCCTGTTTCGCAGTCCCCTATCTGGCTCCCCCGCTTCCTATAGGCCGCTCCCTCTTTTGAAGAGCTTGACACCTACGTCGGGGTCCCTACTTCTTTAAATATGGGCCCAAGAGACACATACGGACGATCTAGGGACGGGAGGGAACCAGATCGTGCCATTTGCTGTTATTGACTACTACCGAGCGCTTTAATCGCTGGTACCCCTTGGGTGAGACCCCACCTCTCTAGGAGAGCTTGTAGCGGCCGTCTGTTAGGCCGCGTTGAAGTTGTCCGTTGTCCATCTCGAGCATCTCAGCCCGAGTGAGTGTAACCGGATCCTGAGGCGTAGCCTTGAAAATGACCGATCGACGCTCTGCATCCGCATCCGGCTTAGCTTCCGAATCTTCGAGACTCTTCAGCCTTTCCAGTCGCTTCTGCCTCTCCTCAGAAATATCGGCTGTCTCAGTTGGGGTGTCCTCGCTCTTGGTCTCCTCGGCCTTTGCGAGAGCAGCGACCTCAGCAGCAACTTGCTCCAGGTTCTTCGGAAAGACCTGGTTAACGAAGTCGGCAGCAATATCAGCGCTAGTGCAGAGCTCGAACAAAACTTGTCCGAACGCACCAGAGTCCTCGAAGTTTGCCAAAATTTCAGGAGACTTTCGAAAGAAGTCACCATCCTTGCGGCCGTAGGAACGTCGAAGAATATCCTCGAGCTCCTCCATGATGCCCCTGCCGTCTTCGGAGTCGACAATTCGTTGAAGCTTGGCCATCCAGCCTGTGTACTCCTTGCCATCCGTGCCGGTGTATCGCCTCTTGTGCTCCGACATTTCCAGCTTGATCATGTCGGCCTTGGAAATATGGAAGTAATGAACCTCAGTCACTTCTTCTTCAGTGAACGGGTTCTCGTACGTTACGGTCTTCTTTAGCACTAGACCTCCAGCTGCGGGTTATCGACGTTTTCGTGAAGACAGGCTTTGAGCAGGATGAGGTAGTTGATGTGGTCGGTGATCTTCTCATCCCAAAGTTCTATCGGATATGCTTTTTCGCTTCGAAGCATGGTGTAGATCGAAGTCGTGTGCTTGATCATCATGCCTTCGACAGCTTGCGGAAGACCACATTCCCGCATATGGGCAGAGTGCTTGAAATTTGCCAATACATCTTCGTCTGCATATTCGTCGCGTTTAGCGACCAGCACAGCCTGGACACGTTTGATTTGCGCATCCAGGATGTGCTCGAATTGGTCGACCTTCACTACTTGACAACCTGCTTACGGGCTGCGATAGCGCCGCTGAATCGACGACCGGCGAACGCGAATGCTCCAACACCGAGAGCAAGTGCCAGGAAGCCCATTCCGGTCTCGCTCGAGATGAAGGTCAGTGCCTTCGGGTTGATGCGCTTTCCAGCCTCGACAACCTTCTCCGCACCCTCCTGGATGTCGTCACCGATGGCATCGGCGGCGTATGCGGTGGCCTTGGCCGTGTTCTTCGCTGCATGCCTGGCCTGACGCACACCACGACCGGCGAGCTCCTTGGCGGCGGCCTTTTCCTGCTCATCCATCTTTACTTCACTCTCCTTTAAAGTAGTTCCTTGAGATACGCGTCCTGGCTCGCTTCTTGCGTATGACCGCATTCATCACAGTGAAACTGCTTGGTGAATATGGACATACCGCAAGCTTTAGAACCGCAGTTAGAACACCTGTTTGTTTGATCGCGTTCTGCGATTTCCTGTCGGATTTGTCGCTCGAGGTTCTTCCATCGATACTCGTCGCAAGCGAGGAGACCAGCGTCTAGCTGCATGCGATTCCACTCGGAATATGGCTTATTCCAGGGCGGAATAATTGGGGAAGGCCCGTTCATGATTCAGGTGGCGTCTGAGCCGGGCTTTTCCGGCGGTTCTCCGAGCGCTGCTGCGCGGACGTCCTCATCCACGGTGGAGTCGACGACGTCTCCTTCGATGTCAGAAACCGCTCCTTCATCAAGAATACGCTTTACGTCCTCCACTGTGGTGTTCAGTTTCTCTGCGATCTGATCGTCGGATCGATAAAGATCTCGTCGCATACCCATACGCCGGATCTTCTCCTCCACGGTATAGGAGTCGCTCATGACGATGTTCTGATCGAACTCCTCCTTCTCCTCCTGGTACTTCTTGAAGTCGACTCCAAGCTCAATAGCGAGGGCCTTGAGCCCATCGCCGACCTTGTTGAGTCCTTCTCCGATCTGGGTTCCCAGGTTGTTCGACGCCGTCACGCCTCGGCTGTAGCCGATGAAATATGCTGCGCCGATCGCAACAATCACCCGCATCTGGATCTGCATCTACTTCCTCCGCTTCTGAGATAGGGCCCGTCCGAAGAACTCTCCGAACTTCTGAGCCAGCTTGTCACGCCGCGACCGCCGACGAGGGCGGAGCCAGGCGAGCATCTTGTGCACTTCGCTCTCCTTACTTCAGTTGACAAATATATGGTCCGCGCTAAGGGAGAGGCATCTAAGTCCTTATGCCGACCACTCTCGATAGCCTCATGCCCGATATCAAAGCCATCTTAATATACGATGATACCGGGTCTATCGAGCTTCCTACCGGATCCCCGCATGGATTCTAGCGACCGGCTTCCTCGATTAGCTGATCGAGCGCCATTCCCTCAGGACCCGACAGATTTCGATAGGTATAGGGGACTCATCGTACTGTTCTTGCTTACCCTAACTTGCCTACACCAACCCATCTAGAGAACATTTCTACGAGCCTGCCTTAGCTCTCGTTTTCCTCTACCCGACCAACGCCGCTGATATGGCCTTTCGTTGCGTTTCTTCGGATAATCCTGTGTTACTATTTGCTTTTGCGGTTTATGCAAAAAAGTGACCCGAGTATCCTCGGACCGACTCCTCCGATCACCCCCAAGGATATACCAAGGAAGCAATCGGAGCTCGGGCGCTTCGAGTCGGTCTAGTAGTGCTTTGGGACGTACTCCGCCTTGGGTAGCACCTTGAAGTCGATCGAGATGCACGGCTTGTTGTCCGGTGTCAGCACCGTGGAATACTTCAGATCCAGGAGTTGATCGTGGTTCCAGCCGACCTCGTCTGTCCACGTCGTGGCGGGCAGGCCGAGCTCCTCGTAGAAGAAGCTGGCATTTGCGAACTCGTGGTTGAGGATCTCTGCGTTTGTCGAGTTAACCGCGGTCTTGATGTCCTCCATCGTGCTTCGGAAATATCTTCCGGTAGGCTCGTCGAAACAGAGAACCTCACCCTCCACGATGACAATGTTCTCGTGACCTGATGTTCTGGTCACTCGATCCTGCGCAATCTCGTCCTCGATGGCAGTCTTCTTCGGGCCAGTGAGTTTTTCCTCGACCTTGGCCTTGTACTCCGACAGGTTACGCTCAGCGAGGCCGTAGGCAGCTGCCAAAGCCGCAGCCTTCTGGGCAGACACCTTGTGGCCCATGATGATGCTGGCGATCGTGGCACCACCGATGACGATCGGAGGCAAAGCCTGAGGAATCGCGATCTTGGCTTTGTCCCACTTATCCAGATCGGCAGAAGCATATGCTTCAGAGTCAACCGAAAGCTGGTCTGCAAGATCTTGAACCTTATCGTTACCGATCTTCTCGGCCGTCTTGTAGCCGCCTCTCCAGGCGACCAGGCCGGTGGCGACCGTACCGACCACGCCACCACCAGTAAGTAGAACGGCAGCATTGGCTGAGACGAACTCTCCAGCCTTCTGCCGTACATCATTGAGAAGCTGCACTCTCCTGGAACTCCTTAATTTGGGGACAAAAATAGAAGGCCCAGAAACGTACTCTGGGCCCTCCTATTAAGTGCCGTGATTTTGCCGCGAGCTTTCACGACGGTCCTGGATGATCCACCAGAGCATCTTTCCGATGTACCAGATGATCACGCCGAAGATCAAATATGTCCACGTCATGACTCGATCTCTTTCATAGCCGAGGTAAAGTGACCACGACTGATACGACCGTCATGTTCGAACTTGATAGTTGCTACTTGCTCAATCCCGAAACCACTTACTTCGAGGATCTCCGCTGAGTGATAGAACCGATCGTTTCCTTCTGGCCGATCGTATCCAGCCTTCTCCCACTCGACGGAGTCAAAGACCATTATACGTTGTGGCGTAGCCTTGTACTCGGAACATTGGCAGCTCCGACAAGGCCAAGCGAAAGGATGATCAGGATGTGGGGGATGACTCCCCAGCGTATGACCACACTCACATGTTTCAGAACTGAGCATCAAGACCTTTCCTTCATCGTAGTCTCGAGAGGTTCGCGGATACGTCCTGCCTTGATTGCGTCTTCGTACAGTTCTCGAAGCATTGGGTCTTCGTCTTTTACGTCAGGACGAATCTTTTCGAGGCATGCCCGAATTAGGGATGCCTCAAAATGTTGAAGAGCTTCTTGAGTGATGGAGTCCATTACCGCCTTCTCATCTCACGAACAAAAATCCAGATGAGCCAGAGCCCTCCGGTGATGAACACCAGAAGGCAGTCGAAGAAGAACTTGAAGACCCCGTAGCGCTTGCGCCGACGCACCGGAATATAGACCGGGTACGGACCGGAGGTGCTGTTTTCGCTGTACAGGAACCTATTCACGATTTTCCACCTTTGTCCATCGAGCGTTTATTGCGATTATCTCGCAGTTTCGAGCATACACCTCTACTTCGGGATCGTAGTGGTGGTGAAACGTGACCATCTCGTTCTCGTCGGACGTATCCATGATGTTCCGAACTTGAGTTGGAGACTCGTCCACGGGAAGGATATACTTACCTGTGAGCAAAATAAGCGAACCGTCGCAAACTCGCTCCTCGTCATCTCCCCATTCACGCTTCTTACGAAAATCAGTCACCTCGCTTCACCCCGATGGCATTGGGGTGGAACTTCAAAGCGCGGGCCTCAGCGGTCTCGCGATCCTTCGCCTTCACCTTGACGGTGCGGGTCATCCCGTTCGAAAACTCTATCGGAATCCGATAGAGCTGCTTGGCCCTCTTCTGCTGCACTTCAATCTCCTTGTAGTTGGAAAAAATATGAGCCCGTGAACGGGGCTTTCGCCGGTTAAGGCTAGTCGCCCCGTAAAGGGACGTGGAAGAAAGGTCTGGACTCTGCGCTCAGAGTTCGTTACACAACAGTATCGAGTTGATACCTTTCATTATACAGCATGTTTACGTCGCGAGTTTGTGCACCTTCGCCTTGACGAAGATGTTGACTACATCTAACTTACTACCAACATCCCATTTGTATGGAAATATGGTGAAATCTAAGAGAGTCTGTTGTTCGAAGTGATGTTCAATCCATGGGCGGATGTCTCCGCACCGACATCGAATTCTGAATTCTCCGTTGTCTCCTTTGACTTGAACGTACCAGAAGCCACGATTCACCAACTCTTCTTCGATAGCGCTCACTCGTACCGCGCGAATGTCTTTCAGATGCTTGTCAAGAGGAAACTCGCGTCCTCGCCAAGACTTTTGGGGTACTTTGGGCATTACGTGATCTGCTCTTCATACAGTAACTGGTAAATCTTGCGCGGAGTCATCTCCTTGTACTCATCCCCACCGTGATACATAATGGGAATATTACACCAAACGAAGCATTGCACCACGTCGTAAAACGTGGATGCCTTGAGTTCTTCGAACAACTTGAGAAATCCACGCTTTTCTAGTTCACGGAGAACCTTGATGCCATCATGGTACACACGTAGCGAAGCAAAGGTATTGTGAGTAGGGGAATCTGGAGCCCAGACAGTAAGTTTAATCTGGATCATTCCATCTGAACTATCATCATCGGTGAAGAAGCCGATGTAAAATTCCCCGCCATCTTGATTAAACCCACGGATCTCCGGGTTATAAGACGGATGAAAAACCCCACGAAATTTCATGATTGAAGCTCTTTCTGCTGCTCTGTATCATACGACTCAATCGACACGAGAGGGTTGTAATGCGGGATGCTTTGCTTAAGCAGCCTCCGCACTGTATTCTGCGCAGATTCCGCCGAGTGGAACGTTCCGGGAACCGGATCGAGATCGACGTACACTGCCAGCTTGACGCGCTTACGCTCCATGACTTCTCCTTTACTTAGTAAATATGTGCTTGAGGATACCGCCGACAGTGACCGCCACCACAATGGTGACGGCCGCATCGGTGATTTTGTCAATCAGATCCTCAAGATCTTGGGTTGGAAGTCCTACGTGGATGTTGACGTCAACTCCGTCGACCGGAGGATCGAGTTTGATCTTCATGACGTCCTCCTAGTTTGGGGTCTCTTTGATATACCACTGCGGATTTTTCTTTGTTCCTCGATTCTCGATTTCCCCATGACGCCGCAACGTGGTAAGCACGTTTGTAAGCATCTTTGAGGAAATATAAGAACTTAGTCCATCTACGATGTTCTGTCGAGATGCTCCTGGATAGCAGTCAAGAATTGTGATAATCTCGTTTCTCCAGGTTTTTGCTGATCCCGTATACTCCGATCGTACGAGACTACGCCGTTCTTTCAACAGTTCACGAATATTGCTTCTTAGTTTTTTCACCTCCACATCAATCTGTAGGATCCGTTCCTCGTGAATCACTTCGTCCTCCTAATTTGGGGTCTCAGAAAAAATAAGAAGAGACCATGAGTGCCTGTGGGATCATGGTCCCCCTATCTTTGCTATTTAGTTTATGAGTGCCTGTGAGATCATAAACACATAGATAGGGTTCTTCTCATTTTATGACGTGAATTTTTCGCGAACTACTTATCCTTCTTAGGCTTGAGCACCTCTTGAACGGTGCTTTCTGAGATGCCAAGAATCGCAGCAATGACTGCATTCGAGTGACCCTTCTTCTTCATCGCGATCGCCGAATCCTTCTGATTGTTTCGATCATGCCTGATCTTGCCCACATGCTTCTCTTGGTCTTCGCTCATGTTTCTCCTGCAAATATAGGGTTTATGAGGTAATCCGAGTCATGACAAGACTTAGTCCTGCTTGGGTGCTCATGAAACGAGCATCCGGCCAGATCCCTTTGCGATGGAGATCCAGTCGATCGGCATCCCAGCAAGCGGCGATAGTTGGATCAGTACTTCGAAGCCCATCACTATGTTGAGTACATACCTCGAAAAATAACTCTCGCTGTCGTTCGCTGAGAAGGTCTTCGACTTCTTGGCGCTGGTTGACACGTTCCCACAACCTGAAGCCGCGCATTCCATGACTCGGATCTGAACCTTCGTTCATACGCATCGAGTCGTGAAATAACGCGTACAGGGCAAGGACTTCAAGATCTACGTCGATTTCCATGTTTGCCAACATCTGTCCGTTCTGCCAGACACGAAACCAGTGGTCTAAACCGTGTAGACGGCTTTGAAGAACGTTCAATGTATGAGACTCGCGGAGAACGAAAGGAACGCACCAACTGGCAATCATGGTTACTCCGTCCGGTCGACCGTCGATCATAGATATCCGAGCTTCGCGAGAGCGTCCTCTCGGATGATCCTAATGTCCTCGGGCATCATGTTGGTCATCTCACGTAGCCGGTCTACAGATTCTTGGACAGGCTCATGCTCGTCAGTCAGAGCGCCCAAGGCGAGCAGAACCACGTCTTCACTGATCAAGACTCCCAAAATGGGACTGTGAGTCTTAACCTTGTTGTAGAAGTTGGTGAGTGGGTGTTGCGAACTCTGCATTACTACTCTCCTTAGTTTGGGGTCTCACAGAAAAAGAGAAAGCCTGTGAAGGCTCTCTCTTCGAGAAAAGACTGGAAAAAGCTGATGTTATGCAAACACCGCATTGAATCGCGAATCGCTGCTCTTACGAGCGGAGTCGAGATCGGCCTGACGACGGTCCAGATAGAGTTGAATCTCCTGATCGTACGCGAAAGCGTTACGATTGTAGTTGATGTAACTTTGGACTCCGTCCTGCTGATCGTACTCACGGCAGAGAGCGTGGAATGCACGAAAGGCGTGGATGGGCTTAAACATTGTAATTCTCCTTAGTAGGGTCTCATTACAATGCATGAAAAATACGCGAATTGCAGGGAAAAACGAGAGACCGTGTTAGGATCTCTCGTTCGAGGATTACGCCTTGTTGGCGAGCTTGGCGGCCTCGAGGGTGAGTCGAGCGGTCTCGACGTTGTTCACGCTCGTCTTGAAGCCAGCGTAAGAGGCGGCGGTCATCACGACGACGGGGATTCCGAAGATTCCGACGGTAATGGCGGCGCGCTTGACGCGGGCGAGCTTGGACGGGGTGGACGAGTCGACGACCTCAGGGGTCTCGTTCTCGGACATGCTGTACTCCTTTGATAGAGGTGTAGAGTCTCATTATATGAGCTGAAAAATTCGCGAACAAGAAAAAGAGAACCCGTGAGGATTCTCTTTTTGATACTACCTTGTGGCGGTGTCGGTGATCTCTTGAAGTTTGATCTTCAGACGTAGAGTTTCGCTTTCCGCTTCAGCGATCTTCACCTGCGCGTCGGCTTCGATCTGTGCGAGACGAATACGAGCATTGGTGTGACGCTTGTAGATCTCGGCAGCAGCATAGGCTCCGGCGACAGAGATGATCGCTTCCTTAGGAAGCTTCTCCAGGGCTGAAATGATCGAACTCCAGTAGAACATTTCGAACATTACACTCCTTTAGGTAGTGGTCTCGTTATACGGAGTGAACTATCCGCGAAACTAGTAATCACATACCCAAGAAGGAATCGTGTTGACAGGCTTGATGCAGATCGTTGCCGACGGACGATTCATCGCCATAGCCACAACGACCTCGAAATAGTTGGAACCGATAGGAGCATAAGCTCCCGCATTAAAACCTGTGGCAGGATTTGAAGGATCCTCCTCGTAGTACACAACTCGACCAACAATGTTACTCATAGCTGTTCCTTTGGTTGTTGAGAAAAAAATAGAAGCATTGCTCTATGACGGACTTTTACCGTAATATTTCTCGGGTACGAATCCGACTTAACGTATTGCTTAGAGCTACTTCTTTCATTATACAACATGAAAAATACGCGAATTGCAGGGAAAAAAGGAAAGCCGGTGTAGGCTCTCCTTCGAGTGAACTACTCTGGGGGTGTTACTTGTAGATAAACAACGACGCCACAAGAAGGGCGAGAAGAATATAAACGGGAAGCATGATTACTCCTTAGTAGTGGTTCTATTATATGACAAGTTTTTTACGCGAAAAGGAAAGCCCGTGTAGGCTCTCCTCTTAGACTACTTCACCATTTGGATGACGTAGCCGTGTCCGACGATTCCGACACTCTTCTCGTATAGCTCGTCGTGGGGAACGATCTTGTGGTTCTCGGTGGTCTCCGGCAGGTTGACATCGAAGATGAACCAGGTGTGCTCTTCTTCGATCTCCGGACGAACGCCGCCGTTAAGAATCTGGATCAAATCCAGAGTGTGCTGTTCGATGGGAATGGCATATCACGCGAGTACGAGCCAATATCTATCTAAAACACGAACCAATATCTGAACATTATCCAGAAATTTCCCCCCGGGAATTTTTCAGTTTTCAAAAAAAAAGAGAGGCCGTGTTTTGCACACGAGCCCCTCTATTTCGATAGCCTGTTTAGGGACTAACGGTTACCGAGGCTTCATCACGAAACTCAAAGCGTTTCTGCTTTTGATGACGTTCTCGCGCTCATAGCGAGCGAGCCACAGAATCCCGAAGATGTTGGCAGCTACTACAAGCACCGTATCCGGGTTGATTCGCTTTCGCGGACGTTCGTCCATCTTGAGCGAATGCAACTTGGATAGGCGCTCGAGTAGCTTTCCGTAGTCTTCGGAGTCCTTTGTGGTCTCTTTCAGCTTTCTGAGCAGAGATGTGATCTCAGCGTCGAGCTGAGTTTCGATGTGATTCTTGGTAAACAATTACTCTCCTTTATGTAAGGGTCTCATTATAGGCGATGATTCGCCCGCGAATACCCCTACAGAAGAACAATAAGAATCGCTGCGATGCCGATCAGACAGAGAAGACCGATCAACTCGACGGAACTCATCCCGCCCTGCCCTTTGACGACATCGAAGACAGCGCGCTTCTTATTGCGCAGGTTCTCCGGATTTTCGTCATCAAGGTTCAGCGAATATGTCAACGCACCGTCCGGATGCTCAATTGTTTCGACGGTTCCGGTGGCGGTTTGCTTGTTAAAGCTGGACTGCGAGAGTCCGAGCACGACGCCAAGGAAGGTATCGACCACCACGATGGTGCCGACAACGTCTTCCGCTGACGGAAGATCCCAGATCCCCGCAAGGGCGAAATATAGCGAGCCCAGTGCGGGCAATAGGATCTGAGCGATCCATTTTAGGGTGTCGTACGTCTTTCCTTGAATCATCATGGAACTGGACTCTCCTCAGGTAATGTGGACGGTGAAACCTCTGGTAGATCTTCCAGCGGCGGACAATCTATGAACGACAAAGATTCAGCTGTCTGCTTTGCATTATTGGTACTACGACGGAGAGAATCGATAGAAATCCCTGGTATTCCGTTTGGATTCTCTTTGAGAAAATCCTCAGACAAGGATACACGACGCTCAGCATCATAACGCATCGCACAAAGTGCATTTTTATTAGTATTCGAAGTTGCATACACGTAATACACAGAACCAGCAACGGTGAAACCTAGAATTGCGAATACGATTAGTATCCGTTTGAAAAAATGACTAAGTCGTTCTTCTTGCTCTGTTCTGTATTCCTCCCATTCACGGAGGATTCTCTCTTCGAAAGTTTCCTCTTTCATGGGAGCTCCGGGATCGGTGTTACTTCTGGTATGGCTTTGACTTTGGCTGAGTCACTACAATCAGTCTTCGGAGCAATTGCTTCAATAATGCCGATGGTTACGTCTCGCCGTCTCCGAATATCTGTTCGAGCAGCGTCTGTTGGAGCATCTAACTGATCTTGATTAGAGCCGGCGATAAGAGAATATATAGCGTTGTCATGCCTAATATTTTGGTTTTGACAAAACTCTTTGGCTGTTTGATCTTGGTGCCGAAGAAATATTCCAAATCCAGCTAACGCGACAGTACACACTACTCCGATAAGGACTACGACTACCCACACCTCTTTGAAGAAATGTTGTAGATCTTTCTTTAACGCTGCATATCCATTCCGGCGCCCCGTAAGATCGTCTCCTTGTTTACGTCGCTCTTCCATTATGGCTTCTTCCACATTTCGTTTACAACGAATATGGTGAGAACCATTCCGATGTACCCCACCATGATGGTGCGTGCTAGATCGGGGTCTTTGGAAACGAGAGCGGCGTAAACAGCTGAGACAACTATCAACAGTCCGATAAGACTAAGTCGCGTTTTTCGAGCCATCTGACCCACCCCCACCTCCTTTACCTTGTTGGATTTCTCTAAGTACATCGAGGCCTTGACCAACCCCGGCCAAGGTCCCGAAAAATGGCAGGAAGGCAAGTTCCACACGACCCGTGATAGCCCAGAACACAGGAACAAATATGATGCCCAGAACGCCTACCAACTTCAGCGAGAATGCAACTATTCGCGACCAGGCTTCGTATTGCTCCTTGCTCACCCTCCTCTCCTTTCCGTCAGATTACTCATGGATTCGGTGGTGCCTCGTCGTACTCGTAGTAAGTTGGCCACCAAGCCTCGATGTTGACGATCTCTCCAGGTGGTGGATATGATGGAAACGCATTACCTGTGACGGCAAGAGTCTCTACAGTAACGTCTCCAGCAATATAGAAACCCCACGTGCCCGATTTTGGTACAGTAGTGTCGGCTACACTGAAAACGGCCCCCGTGTGATGAGGTTGCCATCTAACAGATTGCACATCACTAAATGAAATAAATCCGGAAACCCAACAAGAGGGAGAATCATTAGTTACAGGTCCAGCAATTAGCGTATCAGCACCGCCGATATTCTTGTACAATTTATGCACATAAGTATTTGGTCGTCCAGATGGCCAGCCTCCGGAAATAGACGTGCATTCAACTTCGTGTCTATAGTGACTGCCATCTTCCTGTACACAGATCGCTACTCCATATTTACGTCCAACAGCACTGACTAGGTCATACTCCATTTGAGGACTTGACAAAGAAGTGCTAGCTTCGCGCATACCCCCGTCTATAAAGTTTTTATCAGCTGCAAAATATGGAGCAATGTCGTCCGCACCAATGAAACAGCTGCCCGGTGCTCCACCCAGAGTCCCAGGAGTTACGTCTTCACCTTTGAACACTTGCGTGTCAGGATCAGCAGATAGGAAAAGTATATGCTGGCCAGCAGCGTTGATAACAGCACCATTGTCATTAACATATGCTGCCCAGTCATTCGACTCTCCAGGATATCCTTCTCCTGGATCAGGGTTTCTCGGACGTTTCGTCACGCTGTCAGTCCGATCACGAGGATCGGTAACAGTGAGTTTTACCCAATATGTCCCAGGCTCGGTATACACATGCGATGTGATTTTACCAGAGCCTGTACTTCCATCACCGAAGTTCCAGTGATACGCCAAAGGCTGTTGTCCAGTAGACGATGAAGCGTCGAAGTTAACAGTTGCGCCAGCTGGAATATCAGACAACTCCAACGTAAACTGCTGGATGAAACCGAAATCTTGCCCCACACCAGGAACTGTGTTAAGCACCTTGACGGCATCATGGGCTAAATAGCCGCCAGTATGCCAAAGAGGAACATCCAATGATGTGTCTGGATCGTTGTGGTAAACCTTAGCTCGCAGATGGGTGATTCCACCATGAGTGGCAAGAGTAATATCTCCATCCCGAACCCATTCCTGGTTGTCTCCACTTTCAGATCCGGTGTCGTTGATCAGATTGTTTTGAACACTCCAGACAAGATCGTCCATACCACCAGCATCTGTATCAGTTGCTTCCGACTGATCAGCGATTGGCCAACGAACTTGCATAGGCGCGAAAGAGTAAGATCCACCACCTAGACGAAGCTTGTCGGGTCGACCAGACTTACTCAAGAATTTAATGGAACCATCCGCGCCGATTGCCAGATACCAAGTCGTTCCTAGCGCAACACTTGATCTATCGAAGTCGTAGAAACGAATAGGAACAACTACTCTTCCCGAAGGTCTAGCCGCCTCTGGAAGACCCCCGGCTTCCACTAGCATAGTTGTGGCATCCTCGTAAACTTCAGTGAACCAATCCTCGTTGAGATCCTCATTCCAGTTGTTCCAATCAAGCATCTCTCCATACAAATATGCAAATCCTCGGTGAAGAATTACATACAAGCCGCTAGGCGTTGGAAATGCATTATCGCAGACCCAACCCTGCGTTAGAGGGACAGAATAGATCTGCCTTGGATACCAAGTTTCCCAATCGAATTCGAGTGAGAAAGCCTTTACCGTAACATTACTAGGAGCAGCTGCATCCAACACAAGTCTGATGTACCAGGTACCCCCAGTAGGAAGATGATTTTCGGTCTTCTTTTCTTCAATAACATTATTTTCCCAGACCGTGCCACCGTCTTCGGCCTCGTAAGGTCCGAGATATGCGGGTGCAGTAAAGGGGCCTTCGGTTGTTCCGTAATGTGCATGATCTGACACGAACACCGATTGGTCTTCTGGAAGGATACTAATACCCCAGGCTTCGCCAGCCTCACCAATCCAGCCATCCTGAATCGTGATTGGAGAACCTGACCAAACATCAGATTCTTCCATAGCTTCATTGAAGAACTGAACTTTGAAATAATACAGAGCTTCCGCTGCATCCTGTTCCGCGTGCATCTTGAACTTGAAGTGCGTAACCGCACCATTAGGATCGAAATCGATAAAAGCTTGAACATCCAGAGTCTGGCCGGGGACCAGAACCACTGGATATTCTGTGTTGTGAACAAATGATTCGGTTGGCATCAGGTGATCTCCCAGGTGAAGTCGGCTACGGGCGGCCCCGAGAAATCGGGTGAAGGATCAGGATTCGGGTCCTCTCTTTCATTAGGATCGTTGTCATCCTCGTCATCCTCGTCAGTGTCATGCTCATCGTCTTCCCAAATGTCATCGTCAAAGTCAAGGTCCCAATCAGGATCTTCGTACCACTCTGGGAACTCTTCATCAGGCTCCAAATCCGGAATCGTTCCGATGTAATCTGGGTCAAGGACAGCAAGTGTTGGATATTCCTGCTCGCCATATTGGTCTTGCGAGTAGATATATTCGACCACTCGGGCCTTGGAGAAGATCTGTGTGAAGCCCTGCAGCTCGATGACATCACCAAGACCGAAATCAACCCCATAGACGTATGGAATCTTCGAAGAGACGTTCCCATCGACGGCCTCGATGTAGATGTGCTGCGCCATTGCGTTCTTTGCTGTCTGGGCCCGAAAAGCAGCGATCTTGGCTGTGTCCAAAGGATCGATGTAGATATCCGGTG